TTACTGATGAAGAGTTGACAACATTCTCTTCAACAGATACAGGCACTTTCTATAGGTTTGAGTTTGATATATTAGAGCGCGGTACTCTACTTCGGTACGTTTTCTATCAATTTTCTGCTCACGATTCTTAAATCTCTTGATGATATCAGTGATATCATTTTCAGACACAACAGCTCTCTTATCATCAAGACTGAAGCCATCAGCCTTCATATCATAGAACCACACATTATCCGTTCCACCATGCTCTGTTTTAGTAAATACCAGAATAGCGGTAGATACACCGGCATATGGTTTAAACACACCGGAAGGCATGGAAATAACAGCCTCCAATCTCTGATTTTCTACAATCTCTGTTCTGATATCCTTATGCGCTTTAGAAGATCCAAAAAGCACTCCATCCGGTACAATACAAGCACATCTTCCACCAATCTTTAAGATACGAAGGAACAAGGTAAGGAATAATAATTCTGTTTTCTTTGTCTTACATACCTTAAGCAAATCTCCGGAAACTGACTCTGCATCCAGACTTCCCTTAAAAGGTGGATTGGCAAGTACCAACGAATACTTGTCCTTATCCTGATTTTGATCAGACAGACTGTCTCTATATTCGATAGATATTTCCATCTATTATAATAATTCCTGTTCTATACTAAAGACATCTGGAAAAATCAGCTTTGCGCCCTTTCTCTGCAACGCTAATACTTTCCCTGCCTTATCCTTCAATTCCTTTTCCAATCTACCATCAACACGAACTGGTATATTGGCAGCAGAGTCCAAATACTCATTTTTCATATATTTTTCTGTAATCGGACACATATTTTGAATCAAAAAAGCCTTCTCATGACCAAGTACTTCTCCAAAAACAATTGTATCGCACCTATGGTACTTTTGCATTTTCTTATTATAAATCCCCTTAAATTTAGAAACCTGTGACGAAAACGGAATCATCCAAAATAGCTGAGTATTACTATCCTGGAATGCGTAAAAACATGGTCTGTCATGCAACTGTCCATTTACTTTTCCTTATTCTGCATCAAATAAGGATCTGGAAAATCCTTAAAGTACTGATCATCAATATAATAAAAATGTCCTATTTCCATTTCTTCTCCTATCGTTAAAAAGAGGCCCCATCCTCTCGAATGGAACCTCAAAACATTTGAACTCGACCTTTTCTAAGTCGCATATCGAGTAGCGACAAACATTTGAACTCGACCTTGTTTGAGTTGCATATCGAGTAGCAACAAACATTTGCAGTAATCTCTTACTGTACTTAAAATATACATCCAAATGAGCCGCTTGTCAATGTCAAAATAAGTTCAAATCGCAGCTTATGGCTGCATTAATATTATATGTTCATATCCAATTAGATATTCATTTTACACGATATTGCTGAACATTTCAACGATTGCACACTATATAACGATAGCCCTTACATTCTAACGATTGCTACTACCATTAAAATTTGTACTTCTACATCGGCTTGTTTGCATTCCCTCATTCGTAGTATTACCGTAGTCCTTTACTACTACACTTGCCACGATATACCCAAGTAATGCCCCCTAAAGCCTTGATTTTACTGACTTTCCATAGCCCTGCCGTGGCATACGAATAAAACACGAATTGATGTCATAATATACCTCCTGCTGACAAGAAATGCCCTGTTTCGCAAGGTTTCTTGGGTATTTTGTGAATTACTCTGAAAATGCAGAAGGATCTTTCATCCAATCGTAGAATCGTTTGCGAATTTTTTTCAATTCTTCTTTAGCACCAGGAATCTCTTCCAATTTTACTAAGTGCATAACTTTTATCCCCATTATCTCATAGGTAATCTTGTTTCGACATTCTAACCCGACGTTTCGGTTTCATATATGACCATATAAGAAAACAAAAAATCCAGTGCCTACAACAGCTTCCTAAGAATCTGTATAAACACTGGATTTATAACTCAGCAGTCCGTACGGGAATCGAACCCTAAAGTAATTGCCTTGAAATGGCTTAAAATAGCCATTCTTTCAATTTTTCTTTGAGTACCTTTGAGTACTAGGGACTCATAATGCTTCGATTAAGTCAAGTTCCTGTCTCTTTTCCTCAATTCCTGTGCGGTCAAAATAATAATGATCTTTTGTGCAACTAATGTCTGTATGCCCCATAGTATCAAGGATTGTGGACTCTTTCACTTTTCCGTCAAGAAGAATACTTCCGTATGTCTTTCGGATTTTGTGCGGCGATTTCACTTTCATTCTCAGTTCATGTTCACAGATATACCGCAAACGTTCACGAAAGTTGTAGGATTTCAACCGTTCTCCGTCTCTCTCAAATAGATATTTCCCGAAGGGATTTCTCTTTCGTACTTCATCAAGAATCCATTTGTACTTGTCTGGTAATATGGCGAATCGCAATCCGGCTTCTGATTTTGGAAAATCTTTAACCTCATAGTGAAAGCCATCATCATCACGATAGCGTGTTTCTGTAGAATTGATTGCAACCGTGTAGTTTTCAACATCTTTCCGCTTTAATGCCGACAATTCCCCGACACGGACTCCTGTCTTAAACATGAATAGCAATCCAAGGTTCACAATATCCAAGTGATTCCTTAAGTACATCTCCATGCGTTCCTTTTCATCCGGCATATATACTTGGTCTTTTGCCTGTCGGACTACGTGCTTAAACGCTTTTGGTGATATATCCATGTCTTTCAGCGTGTATGTAATGGAAAACTTAACATACTTCTTCCGTTTGGCATACTTGAAAATTCCATAGATTAGCGTCCGGAAATTTGAGAATGCCTTGGAAGTCATATCGAAATCATGGATGCTGTTTCGTATAAACGTTTCAAGTTCACATTCGTCTACACTTTTGATTCTCTTATCCTTGATGCCGTCAAAGTATCTCTGAAAGTCCATTAAGTATCTGTCATAGGTTGCCCTGCTAATTTCTTCAAGTTCTAGCTTTTGTGAAATCCAACGGTTGAAGATTTCCACTACTGTAGGGTCATCTTCCCTCTCTTTCCAATAATCAATAATCTTCTGCTCGACCGCTTCTCTGCGCTTTGCCTTGATTTTACGTCTGCCTTTTACTTCATCCGGCAGATATGAGTACCAGTTCTCATCCTTTCCTTGATAGATTTTATAAGGGTTTTTGTTGAGTAATTTTTCTCTCTTTTGCATAGTGACTTGTTTCTGCACAAGTGCTATGTCGAGAATACCACTATCAACGGCATATTTCAACAGTTCTTTTTCATCCAATCAAATACCCCCGTTCTTTCTATTTTATCCTTTATATCTCTCACTCTGTACTCTATCGTTCTTAGTGATAGATTTTCTTTTGTGGATATTTGCTTTTGTGAAAAACCACGGCAGAGAAGAGAGAAAATCCTCTCCTCTTCTTCCGTGAAATTGGCATTTTCTTTGATTTGTTCAAGTTCTGGCTTAATGAATTTTGTAAATTTCATAAGCCATTTCTCCTTATTTTATTGGTTGATATTTAAGTTTTTAAACATAGCACACATAACATCTACTACTATTGAGTTGCCGAACTGCTTATATAGTTGCGTATTGCTGTTCACTGCTGCCATTTTGTCAATATCTTCATCAGATACACCCATCAGCCGTCCACACTCTCTCGGTGTTAGCTTTCGTATTCTTCCGGCAACTTTTATAAGACAATCAGAACCATCTTTGCAATATCTGGCTGTTATTGTAGGTGATATGTCATCAACATCTTTAATAACTGCATGAAAACCATTTCCTTTCTCCTTCTGCTTTTTTGCGTGTTCCGCAAATCCTTTCAATGCATTATCACTTGCATAGAATTTGTTATCAACTACCTTTTCTTGATAATCACGTATTCTTTTTGTAAGTTGTATAGGCTGTGGAAAATTATAATTGCATTCATCCAGGAACGAAAACATAAAACATCTTTCACGCTTTTGTGCTACACCATAATTTTTAGCGTTTAAATCTTGATAGTAATTTGTGTAACCCAGACTTTCGAGAAAGTCTAGCCACTTTATAAAATCGGGCATATTATCCTGGCTATGTACTTGTGGCACGTTCTCCATGAACAAAATCTGTGGTAATTCTCCGTTACTATCTCTGATTTCTGTTAGTATTCTATCAACTTCCCACAGCAGACCGCTTCTCGTACCACTTCCCTTAGACATTCCAGCTTGTTTCCCGGCAACCGATAAATCCGTACAAGGGAATGAGTAAGTAAGTAAGTAAGTAAAGGTTTCTGTGTCGCAGATATTCAAATCTTCTGCATGAACCTTTGTTATGTCCATTGTGGGGAAATCCGTACCATGTACTGCGTTATAGCTTGCAATAGCGTACTTATCAAACTCCACAACTCTGTAATGTTCAAACTTAGCACCTATTCTCTTTAGTGCCATTGCCTGACTTCCGTAGCCGGCGAAAAGTTCTATTAAACGAATAGGCTTTGTTATGCTAATTGGTTCTCTTGTGAAGTCAAATATGCTCATTTGATTATCACAAGAATAATTTTCAAAATCCATAAAATCTACCAAAAGGAAACCTCGGTTTTATGTCGCGACAACCTATTCCTTTCTTTGATTTTTAGTTAGTTACTGTGGCTTTCTGCCTGTCTGAAAATACTCGTCATAAGCGTCAACTGTATCACGTATTTCAACCATAGCCATATCAAGTGTTACATCTTTTTTATCCAAGGCTCTTTCTGCATAATCTTTAATTCTCATCATTAAAGCCTGTGCTATTACTATCTCTACATTGTTACTCACTTTGAATCACCTACTTTCTTTTCTCTTAAAATCCTCACAAGGCACAGCAAGCAAGCAACCTACACAGTTAATGGGAATAAGCCCATTATAGTTCTTATAACTGTAAGAATTTTTGCAAACATTACAAAAATCTTTTCCAACATTTGCCTTGCAACTTGTCTTTTTATCTTCCAGCTTTTTCCCGATACTCTCGTTTATCCTTTTGAGTTCCTCGACCTTTTTCTGCGATTCCTCAAAATCTTCAATGAGTTTATTGTATTTCTTCTTGCTTAAAATCTTCATTCTGAATCACCCTTTCTTTTTCTTCTTAGGCTTAAACTTAAAAACATCATTCTTCTGACGGCTTACCATACTACGGTACCTGTTCATTTTACTGGCTCTGCTTTTTCCCATATCTCACACTCCTTCCGGTTTTTCACACCGCTCAAATTCAATCACCCATACCCACGGATTGGCTTCCCAGCCGTAACGGTCAAGGTCGGATTTCTTGATGGTGGAGTTCCAAAGTTTTTCCCATTCCATCATCGCTTCATCACATTGACTGCACTGTTCTTCTGTCCCATAACAGCACTGCGAACCGCTTTCTCCGTATGTATTAAGACAATCCCAACAATCAGGATAAGCTCCCTCTTTTATCACATCAACCGGCTTCATCTCCTGCAGCCGTTCTACTCTCACATTCATAATCTTAATCCAGATACGCGCTGCTTCTTTCGGCATATGGATGGATGGTTTCCACTTCGTAAGATCTGCAATATCACCTCTTTGCCAATCTTCGTAGTAATAGTATCCATTCGGAGCCTTTTTCCATGTTTCTCTGACATACAGGGTATCGCCTGGTTGATATGGTGCTTTTCTGATACACGGCTCATTTTTTCCGTTATACAACATAAGTCCATCTCTAATATATCCAGTCCACTGTGGATTTTCTCCCGGCAGAAATCTTACCAGGCGCCGGGTGCAAGTCTTCCTTCCGTCCAGAATTGCCCTCACCATTTCGGTACTAATTTGTTTGTTGAATAAAATCGATTTAATTGGCATCTACACCACCTCATCTTCCCATTATGTCAGGGGATTTCTCCCATGAATTTCTAAACGCTTTTGTTCGAAGTTCTTTATTTTCTGCCCTTAACGCTTTATTTTCTGTCAAAATCTTCTGCAATTTGCAATCCTTTTTATGCTCACATCTTGTGTCCGCAGAATACTCGGTACACATTCTACATAATTCTATGCTTGTCACTTTACTCCACCGCCTTTCACAATCTGGATTGCTTTGCCAAATGCTTCAAATCTTCCCTGGCTTCTCCCATCATCGTAGATCTGTTCGCCGTCTCCGCATCCGTCCTCGTCGCAATCATCTGGTCTGTCCTGCTCTGCTTTCTTCAATTTTCCCAACTGTTCCAGAACCTTGTCTACATCATAAGCCGTCGGATATTCTTCTAGTAAATACAATACTGCATTTGTATTTACTAAAGTTCCATTGCTTAAAGTAACCGATTTTAAATCTTTCTTTAGTGCATCTGCATCAATCAGTCTCATCGTTTTTTATCTCCTCTTTTCAAATAATCAAAAATCTCATGTCCAATCATCGCTACAACTGACAGAATGCAAAAAAGTTTAACTCCAAATTCTGTCAGAATATCTAACCTAATGGCTATAAGTATTAGCAGAAAGAAATTTATGTACGATTGAAACATCATTCTTCATCACTCCAATCAAACCTACAACCGCACTTACTACAGTAATTTGGTGCATTGTTGTTATTCATTATTCCTATATCGTGACTGACTTTGATTGTGTTTCCGCATTCACAATGGAATACAGAAAGAGTATCACTAAGGTTATGGTTAAATATAGGTTTCTTCGCCGTCTGCTTAACCGCCGCCGCCATACATTCTTCCGGTGTGCCGATTACACGGTACTGTTGTACTTCTTCAAGTGCTTGTATTGCTAAATCTCTTGCTTTTACAACTCTTTTAGCACCATCTTCTTTCAATCCTATAGTCGACATATTAAATCTTATCTCTGCTATTGCTTCACTTTCTGTCATATTGCCCCTCACTTTCTAACAATTCCGGGTTGTCAAATATGTTGCCGATAACCTCTGCATTAACCATATTTGTCCAATAACCTAAATCTTTTCTGTATCTTTTAGTATACTTGCCTGACCAGTCTACATAAAATCCGACATGTTCAGTTTTGGTGCTATCAAAGCAACTCTGATAACTGCCGTATTTGATTTGTGCACAAGCATCACTAAATAAGTCTTTTACAATATCATTCTCCCAAATCAGATTGCCGTTCTTGTCTTTTAAGCCGGTACATTGGCAGATAGTAGATGCATCTACAACACAACGACAGAAGAAACCCAAACTATCCTTTGCGTAGAAATAATAACTTTCGTTGCCCTTTTCCGTGCAAAATGGGTATGACAGATATCCTTCCACCCATTCCCCATTATCAATCCGCTTTCCACGGGATAAAAATCTATTCTCCATCGTTTATATCCTCCTGTATTTATTCTGGTTCAGCCAATACCATTTACACGCCCTGCCACCATTAACAAATACCATAGGCTTCCCACTATTATTTGCATTTGCGCATGTGACACCATTCGAACCACAATACAGACAGTTGGAACATCTTTCTTCAATTTGCTTTTCTTCCAGAACTCTGATATATCCCATTATTTTTTCTCCATTTCTTTCAACTTGGCTTCGGCTTCTTCTTGTGATAAAAACCAGGTTTCCTTGTACATTTTTTCTGACAGGATTCGGTCTGTAGCATATTCTCGATCCTTATCACACTCCATGTACCATCCTTTTTCTGTAAAAGTAATCAAGGCTACTTTCTGATGATAAACTTTGTTGTTCTCCGGGTGCAGACTTAAAATATTTAATTCACAATTGATTTTGCTAGGAATTATATATACATCTGAGCCAATTCCACACGGCAACCGCAGAAGTAATCCCTGCTCCTCGGCATCCTCATAGTCTTTGAGTTTCCGATATACGGCATCTATTTCTTCACAATCTGGTTCACATGCCCTTTCCCACATTTCATCATCAATCCACAACGGATTTCTCTCCGTTAGTCTCTCCATCCTATTCCTCACTTTCTGCCAACTTTGCCATTTTCCAAGCTCTTATATCGCTACTTCCACGCGCACTCCAAGATGTTGCACTACCGCGCCATGCAAACACCGTTCCGTTTTTGATTTTTGCAAAATGTCTTTTTCTCCACGCATCTTCTTCGCTATCTCTTACCAAAATCGGCGTATCGACCGGAACTTTAGTCCAATCAACAGGCGGCTCAACATACTCCGAATTAAGCAATTCGCGAAAATTATACGTACTTCCTTTGCACGAATCTGATTCATAAAAATCACACTCTTCACATTTAGTTTCTCTGCAAAGTGCAGGCTCTCCATTTTTTAATACTAACTTTCCTGTGTTTACCGCAAGTTCTATGATCTCATTCCTATATTTTTCTTTATTCGTCATATTAAACCTCCAAATCGCATACAAACTTAATCTCATCCGCCAAACTCTGTGCTATCATCGGCACCGTCAACTGGAACTGCTTGTAATTAGCCAATGTGTCGATGTAGTCAATAAATTTGTCCGTGAAATACTGCAACTGTTTCGCTGTTATCTTAAACTCCTTTTTTAGAATCGTAAGTGTCAGTGCAAAATAGTTAAACAACGATGCGCTGGAAAGCCTGTATGCTTCACGCTCGATACAGAAACCTTTCTTTGCATACATGTTCATTAACTGTCTTTGCGGAATTTTTCCGACTTCCTCTTTGATGTCGATTCCGTATTTACTTTTCAGATAAACAGACAAGTCCTTTCCGGTATTTCCACCGGATGCTGCTTCATCTAGGTAGAATTTCAAAAAATCCTGCAACCGGATGATTCTTGCCTGTCCGAAACCGAATTTGTCATGCAGAATTATGTACCCAATCACGACAAAATCTTTGTATGATTTTGCTATAACCTTATCAGCATTTCTCTTTTCAAAATCATTTCGCCCGATAATCCGCATTTCCTGTTTTGTGTAAAATGTTGGCTTTTTATTCCGTCTCAACGCATTGCTCATTTCTTTGATTTCTCCTTTCTGTATGTGATTTCCAACCATGCAAAATGGCTCAATACAAGCTGTCTTGCACGCTCTTGAATCTCCATGCCTTTGTATTTGTTTATCAATGATTCTCCGGCTTTTACAACTTCATCCCACCAAGAATCAGTGTTGTCCGGTGAATAGTATTTCTGAATGAATTGCCAATAATCCATAAATACTTGCCATTCTTCCGAACCCTTTTCGATCTTTGCACTTGCCATAACTACTACCTCTAAAACGGACAATCGCCATTGTATGGCTTGAATCCGTCCCCGCGTTCTTTCTTTTTGATTTCCGCAACGACATCATCAAGTGGTTTTTCGATTTCAACAAACTTCATGTGATCTCCGTCAAACTCCATTGCTTCACGCATCGTCATTCCCTGTCTGTTCTTCTCGATTTTTACACCCTTGGCTCCCTTGTCATTGTCTGACAGATTCCACAGCATAATTATGTTTGACGCATCCTGTTCGATTGCCCCGGACTCCCTCAATTCTGCCATGGTAGGCTCTTTTGTGTCTCTGCTTTCGGAAGCTCTTGTTATCTGTGAAAGTGCTATCACATGTGTATTTAAGTCTCTTGCAACCGATTTTAAACCTCTTGAAATTGATGCTACTTCTTCATTTCTTCCAGAATATCTGTTATCCGGCATAAGCAATTGTAGATAGTCAACAACGATAACATCAAAATTTTGGTGTCTACATTCTGACTTTATCTCTCTTGGAGATACAGTGCCGGACGCAACCCATAATTGATAATTACTCATTTCTTCATTTGCTTGGTTAAATTTTTCCTGTTCATCACCGAGAAACGCTTTTGCCCTTCTGATTCTCGTTAAGCCGATTTCCGCAAGTCTTGAAATAAATCGTTCATATACCTGTTTATCACTCATCTCCAAGTTGAAATATGCGACTTTAAGTCCCTTTTTTGCCATATTCCCGATAATCTGCGTTGTGAGTGCGGATTTTCCGACTGCCGGTCTTGCAGCAATTACTGTTACATCACCGCGTTCAAGGTCTCCAAGCGCATCATCAAGTTGCGATAACCCGATTTTTATACCGCCCTCTCCGACACTTTCGTTGAAATATTTGTCTTTATTCTCAACTGAAATCTGCTTAATTGGCTTTAACTTTACTTCCTTGCCCTCTTGCAAATGTTCAAGTCTTGTAAGAAGATCGCTGATTGTATCATCAATGTCGCACGGCTTTAAGCTGGATTTCTGATACATGTCACGAACCGTTCTTACTTTGTATTCTTTCGCAACCGCATCGGCATAACTTTTAACCATGGTTGAAGTGATTGTTCCGGTAATACAGGATTTCATCAATTCGCTAATCTGCTCCTGGGTGTATTTGTGGTTCTCAAGTGCCATTGATAAAGACATTGGGTCAATACTTTCATCCCTGTCATACATTGCAAGCATTTCCTTGTATGTGTCCTGCGCGAAATCCGAACTAAACATTTCCGGTTTCAGCGTCCGCCAGATGCTATTTAGCACATCATTGTCAATCAGTACGCACCCGATCACTCCAAATTCTGCTTCTGTCAACTGCAATCACCTCGTTTCTCTGCGATCTGCAACCAATAGTCGCAATCATTTTTCAGCCAATCAACATATTTTGGAATGTACCGAAAATCCGTATCGTCCGGGTTCTTTTCTTGATAGTCACTCAAATATGCCTCTGTGGCTTTGTATAACAGCCGTGCAATGTCCGGTTGGTTCTCTTCGATAACTTCTAGCACTTTATCCATCCAAGCTGTTTTAGAGGTACTGTACGCTGTTTTCTTGGGGTATATATTAAAAGTCTTTTTCCATGCATCGTCAAAGTCAAACAAATCTCCGGAATTGGTCGACAGCGAATTTTCTTTTATATTTTCTTTCTCTTTATCTTCTTCTTTTTCTTCTTCTTTATCTGAAACAGCGACATCAGACGATTTATCGGGCGATTTTTGCTCAATTAGGTTTTTCTGCTTCTTTCTACGATTCTGTTGATAAATCCTGTCACGCTCCTTTTTCTTCTCATAAGCGTCAAGCGTTTGATGCTTATTCCAATTCGGAATCGTTATCACATTATCAACAACTTCAATCATTCCAAATTCTTCAAATGTCTTAAGCGCAAGCCTTACCGTATTCAAATCTCTGCGAAAAATGGTGGCAAGCATTTCATCCGTGAACGGTAACTTGTTGCTCATCATAAACACACCGTTGTTATTCTGCTTTCCAGCAAGAATAAGAAGTTTGAACCAAATCGTAATGATGCTATCCGCACTCGGCATACTCTCAATCAGCAGAATCTTTTCATCATCAAAGACATCTGTTGTGATTTTAATCCACTTGACTTCTGCCATTTAATCACTCTCCTCATATGTATTTTCAGAAATCAAAGCCATAAACTTCTCATACTGTTTTTCAGAAACTTTGTTACCCTGTTTCTCCGGCTTCAAGCGGATTTCGAGGTGCTTTTCAGCGATATGCGATAATTCCTTGGCAAGACTCTTTTTGCCTTGTTTAATGCCGTCATAATAGCCTTTTGCCGGACGGTAATCTGCAATCTGTGATTTTCCTGCTCCTTGGCTTCCGCTTGTTTTGTTGCGAAGCTGATAACCTTTGTCTGCGCAATACTTAATATAATACTGCTCACATTCATCAAGTTTATCTATCGGGCAATGTACTGATCCTACATTCCATCCATACGGATTATCCTCTGAATAAAGTCCGTGAGACTTCAAGCTAAGGTCTATGTGCTGATACCCTGAAAGGTGTTGCGATAATCTGGTTAAAATACGCTTTGCCTGTCCCACATATGCATATCTAAACCCATTTTCGTCCTGCCTTGTCAAAATATAAATTCCGCTTGATTCATCAAGCATTGGATTCAATGCAAGCCATTTCTGCTTGTTCTTGGCTTCTATCGCTTTTGCCTGTCTAAATTTCTTATAATCCAACTCATTCACTTCCTCTCCAATGGCTCCATGCTCATTTGAGCCACAAACTTTCCGTAACTCATTCCGGAAGCGCGTGCCATATGATTCACAGCCTTGATTGCATCATCCTTTTTCTTTGGCTTTCTCAATCGTTCTTTAATGTCAATGCCGATGCAGTCTTGGCAATCAACTTTGCGTTCATCTATCGTCATAAACAGCCTGCCACATTTCGGGCATATTCTTGTATACACAGTTCTTCCAGCCTTTTTAAAATTTTTAAACTGTGCGTATCTTCTTGCACATTTGGGTCTACAGTATTTTTGATCTGGTCGCTTCGGCTCAAATTCAGCCATACAGTATTCACATAATTTCAATTTTTACCTCCAATCTTTTGTAAGGGCGGTGCGGTAAACGCACCGCCAAAACATGGCTTTCAATAAGCTTGTGATAACTATTATTCTCCATGCGTTAGAATGGTTTCTTTCGCTTTTCAGCCGGTGTTTCAACCGATTTATTCTTCAATCACTTCAAGTTCACTCTCCTTTAAAGGGTTGTACTCGCTTGATTCATAACTGATATGTGTTTTTTCCGGAGAATATGCCGATTCTTTTGCGCAATATGGCACATCATCGGTTTCTAATGCAACAACGATTTCTCCCGTTTTAAAAAAACCATGACTATCACTAATAACTCTGCACTTTGTTCCTTTTTTTCATGCTTTCTCCTTTCAGAACGGACAAAGGTTCATATCAACCTCTAGCCCTTTTTCTGCAACATAAACATTTGCTCCATATTTAATTGTTTTTTTCGTTCGTTGTAGGAATAACGCGGGATCTCCGCTTGTGTCCGATAAGTGTATTAAAACGACATTTCGTAAAGCTGGGTTGTCGTTCTTCTGAATAAATTTAAGTGCCGTATAAAGGCTCATATGACCTCGCAAACGGTGTTCATAGTTCGGTTCATTCCGGTCTACCAAGTCCATGCTATAATTGGCTTCAACCATGATATGCTCAACCTTCATGTTGGAAAAGTCATATCTGCAATATTCCAAGTCGGTTAGGAATAGCAGCTTACCCATTTCCTCATGCTCGATTAAATAGCCATAACACTCGATTTCCGTATCATGCGGTACATTGAATGGTGTTACCGTAAAACTGCCGATTTGCCGTGTTCTGCGCGGTGGAATGGCTATTGTACGCTCTCCTGTAATGATTTCAAGTGCGGTCTGTGTCTCAAATGCCGTATAAACCGGAATGCCGGATTTCATGAAATCTTTTATGTATCGTGCATGGTCTCCATGTTCGTGGCTCACAATGCATCCGGAAACATTTGCTATTTTCCAATCAATCATTTTCTTAAAATCAAGAAATTTGCATCCGGCTTCAATGGCAAGGATTTCGCCACTGTCTGAAATCAAGGCGTATGAGTTTCCGGAACTGCTTGAACCCAAAACTCTAAGTTTCAATCTTTTGTCACCTCGCTTTCTCCATATCTCAAATAGCCGCTCCAGCCATTTGCTCCGCCGCAATTTTGCATACACCATTCATTAGAATCATTGATGTGTTCACATCGTCCACAATTCGGTACTTCATCGTCTGCGGTGTATCTTGTTAAATTATCCATACCCTACTCCAATTCTTCCTCTGTAGGAAACTGAAAATATTCTGATGTAGCTTTCTTAAACATTTCTTTGCTTAACGCTTGGGAAAATTCCGTGAAGTGTTCTGAATTGGCAGTATGATGATAAAATTCATTATTTTCATACGCAATCCTAAGCATTTCCATGGCTTTCTTCGCTTTTTCTTTGGTGGGATATTCAGCAATTTGCATGTCTTCATTAAGCGACTCAACACCTATTAAGTTTTTGTTCAGGAAATAAATTCTTGACCTGAATCTCTGAATAATCACCTCTTCGTATGGCATATCAAGCGTTCCGTCCTGCGATATAACTCTCATAGAAAACCTCCTCATCTAAAAAACAGAAACCAAATAAGTGCCACGAATGAATCAATGAGTGCGGCTATAAACACGATTGCAACAACAACCCTACCAAAAGTGACCTTGTAAGGAATGCCGAGAGCATGACGTATTTCTTCTGCTGGACTAATGCCGGAAGCAACAAACTTTCCTATAACGAAAAACAACACCCATAACAAAATTGCAATTTTAACAAAAATCATAATTCATATCCTCCTAATCTTTCATAAAGTCCGGTACGTTCTCGTCATTCTCAACGGCTTTCTCCGGCTCGACTGCTGCACCGTCGGTCGCTTCGGACTCAGCTACAACAAATGGCTCTGAATTGGCGTTTTCGGAAATTTCTTCCTGTGTCTGCACATAAGTTTCATCAAGCTGATTGAATGACTGCTTTGCCATGCTATTGAAGTCCTTGCGATACTTCTTGATTGCATTGTTACGCATTTTACGAACAATCATTGATTCCGGTGTGTCAAGCCATGCCGCGCTGATATAAGGCTTTGCAACTTCACATTCCAACATTTCATCAACGGTTGCGCATTTTCTCAAAGCATCGAAAATCTCCTCTTTCTTAGCCTTGATTTTGCTCAACTGCTCGGCTGATGCCTTGTAACGATTCTGGCAGATGCCAAAAGTCTCATTCATCAGATTGTTGCGCACATGAGCAAACAGATTAACTTTTACACCGTCTCTCTCTGCGATCAGATACTGAAATGTGCCGTCCTTTAATTTCAGAGGATAAACAACACGGACAACTTTCTGCGACCGTCCCATTTCTTCCCATTCCGGTGGTGTCATTTCGATACCCTTATGCTTTGGATAGGAAAACTCGTCACCGTCTTTAACAAGCCAACAAGGATATACGGTATCTACATTTTCTCCGTAATTACGAAGTAACGCATCGTTTCCGTCTCCCTCAATTCCCATTTCTACGACCTGCACATAGTCGTCTCCGACTCTCTTTGTTCTAAGCTGAAAATAGCACTCTCTCGGCACTGCATTAGCATTGAGTTTAAGGCTTGCGCACTGACCGACAACCTCTCGCAGATTCGATGTATCAAGTCCGTTTAAATTCTTGATTTTATCGCTATCCTTAACAAGCTGATAAATGCTTGTCATAGCTGACATGGCGCACTGCTTTGAATAATCATCATACGGCACACCGCATAACTCGAAATCTTTTGTAACAAGATTCGTGATTGAATTAGTCCACTGGCTGACCGCAGTGTTGACTTTCTGTACCTCTAAACTGTTGTTCTCTGCCATAACTATTTTTCCTCGCTTTCTTCTAAATCTTCCAAATACGTTTCTTCGTCAAACCAATCTTCCGGCTCATGCTCTGCACAATAAGGAAAGACGGGTTCTCCGCCATAGCATCTAACATCCTTAGGACAATCAGATTTATATATGCAATAATTGCATATTGTTTCTTCATCCAAAGAATTTACATCTACCTTCTGTGGATTCTCATACTTCCTTACAACTGCCACCTTATCAGCACCGTAGGTATCTACCCACTTCATATCCACCGATTCATCCGTGACCGTAAGCTTTGCACCATTGGAATTTACAACCATGTCACCGGCTTTCACAGAATCCTCGGTGCGATACACGTAGCTTCTTGTACTGTTTGGAAATTTCGCTTTGATATACTGCATAATTACCTCTCCTTTTTCACATATCCATTTGACAAATTTTCAAGAATACGCAAAAGTCTTTCGTTTGTTTTTGAGGCTTTTTCAAGTTCTCCTATAAGTTTATATTCATTATGCTCAAGGTTATCTACCTTTGTTCGCAAATCTGAATTTTCGGCTTTCAATTTTTCAATATCATCCATGTATACGGCCTCTCTTTCCTTTATTTCTCATATCTTTCTCGCAATACGGAAGAGAACAATATCCGGCTCTTCCCCAGAACCCTTTACTTGCACTCTTCCAACGCTTGCACGACATACACCGTGCATCCGGCTGTATGATGTTGTTGCTTATTCCAACTCTTGACATTCGGCACCCTCGCTTTCTTTCAGTTCATCAAATAGCCAAAAGTGTTCTTTGTCTTGAATGCAGTTATAGTCAAACCACTGCTCGCAACTTATACTGTTCTGATGGAATCCAACCGCAATACAATTCGGTTCTTCATACAAACTTTCAAGCACATCTGCCTGCTCATTAAGATTTGTATTTCCCTCAAACTTGCGGAAAGCATCAATAACTTTGGGAATATCTTCTTTCTTAACAAGGTATTTATCGAATGTGGTAAACAGGACGATTTTTTCATCATACGTGACAGATTTATCATCCACAAGATTCCAAATTGCTTCCATCTGCCCCATGTCAAATAATGATGCCCCATGACCACAATACTTTTCCCCTAAAATGTTCCACACTCGCATTGAACCAAGCCATGCGTTACTTACCTCTCCATAACTTTCAGAATCTCCATTTTCATCAAACTTAAAAATTTCAATGTGACTCATCCTACACACCCTCCACTTTCAACTGCTTATCCTCGGAAACCGTCAGAAGAATTAACTGTGTATCAACAGCCGGTACATATTCATCATTGATACTTTCTGCACCATCAAGGAAAATCGGAACATACATATTAAAGAACTTCTGAAAACTGTTGCAAATATCAATCTTCGCTTCAATTTCCCTGCCAGTGTTAGTCGTGTCACCGAACACCTTGTAAATGCCAGCTTCTTCATCAAGCACCGTAGGAATACAAACTTCCTTATATTCTCCGTTTTTCTGGAAATCGAACAACTTCCAACGTACAATACCGAAATGCTGATTGATTTCTTCAACAAGTAACTTATCCTTTCGTTTTGAAACTTCTTTGAGCTGATAAAGAATCCTCTCGGCATCTGCCTTTGCTTGTCCATACTCGCTCTGTTTATGTTGCATATCTGCAATCTGTTCATCAATGCGAACATTGTTTTCAGCCTGTGCAATAATCTTATTTACTTCATCAAGCTGGCTCTTTAATTTTGTAATATCAGCTTTTGCGTAATCAGCCGCCTTATCTGTGCCCTTGGATTCTAACTCTGCAATATCAGCAAGCAATTTATCCTGTTTGGCCTTTAACTTGGCATATTCAGCGTTCTGCATACAATAAGCGAAAGACGGAATCTCAGAAATCTGTTCATCGAATTTCTTGATAATGTCAATTTCTTCCGCTTCGTGCAGTTTCAAGGTGTTAATCTTGTTTTCCAGCTCTTTGTTATTCTCGGTCAGATTCTTAATCATTTCAGCACACGCATTTCCATCGTCAACGATCATGGCAAGCGTTTTCGCGTGTTCTTCATTAAATGATTCGATTGCATCTGCCTTTCTCTGCGAAAAATCGGCTCTTAAAGACTCTATTTTATCTTCCGGCAATCTTTGCCCGCATAACGAACAAACCGTTGTAGATTCGTCAAATACCCACTTAGAATCGTCAAACTTTTTTGCAATTTCATCATTGTACCTTTTCACAAGGTCAGCTTTCTTAAAAGCCTGTTCGGAAATTGATTTCTTATTGCTTTCAATGGAACCCTGCGCTTTTCCGATAGATGAACGGACATCCTCTAACTTCCGTTCGTGATCGTATTTGTGATTTTCAATCTCACGCTTCTTGCTTGAAAGTTCATTATTCATGGTCTGCGCAACAGCTGACATTTCAAACTGACAATGCATTTCTTCGTTGCGCATTTCATCAATCCGCACATCAGATTTCCCAATTAAATCTTCAAGTGCTTCAATCTTTCTCTCTAAATCGGCTTTCAATAACTCCTGCTCTGCCACATCAATATCAACCTTTGCTTTCTCCAGACCGATAATCTGATTAGGAATCGCATCTAACTGTTCAACTGCTTTCTTCTTGGAAGCATTGTTCATGGCTTCAACCTCTTCAAATTTGTAGGATTCAAGCAATTTTGCAACATCCGCAGTTTCTTTATTCATTTGCGCAATCTCTAAATCTGTTTTTTCGCTTGCCATAGTGAATAAATATTTGCGCATTTCATCCTGTTTTTTCTTCAATGACAAATCCTTGGTAAACACATTCGGGTGCGAGCAAATGAGGAATTTATCAAACTCAAACCCTAATTCTTCCAGATATGCCTTAAAATCACGTTCTGTCTTAGGCACAGAATTGATCTCATATGTATTTGTGATAGTAACTTTCGAAACTCCATTTTTATCCGGCTTTCCAACTTTTCGCTTCTGCATCTTGGAAAGAGTAATCTCTTTTCCGTCCACATCAACATCTGCAGTAACGGTTGGAATGCAATCTTCTATATTGTCCGGTCTGATATTTGGATTGCTGACAAGTTCATAGTTCTTATCAGACGTCAGCCAGTACCATGCCGCCCCGATTGTGGTCTTTCCTCTCCGGTTCATGCCGGAAACCCTTGTTGTCTTGCCAAATTCGTATGTCTTATCCTTTACCCCTTTGAAATTCTCCATATGTAACGATTTCAAAATCATTCGCATTTTTGTCTCACCCTTTCTTTAAATTCTCTTTCCAGTCTATCGAAATGCTTTTCGTTCTCCATGTATCCACTCAAAGTTTCGATTGTCAGCATATCTGTTGTGCCCTGTTTGCATCCTCGCAATCTGATATTATCTTCATGTTCTTTTGTAATGTATCCGTGTAACATGTTGATATGTAACTTGCACTCAATCAGTTCTTCATACTCTTCTTTTGGAACATAAACATAATTTTTCTTTCCCATGTTACACCCCCACGATTCCTTTTATTGATAACTCATATGTAACTTTTTCCACAACGCGACCATTTTTACACGTTTTCTTGTATCTACGGCTCTGTAATCTTCCGTATGTGCTTACCCTATCGCCTAAAGCAAGCGAGTCCGTATATTCTGCACACTTTCCCCATGCAATACAAGTAATCAAATCCTCTTTCCCATTCTCTCTTAAAGTTTTGAGTTTCACATCACAGATTTTACGACCAAGTGGTGTTTCTCTAAGGTGCTTTTCCTCGATGATTCCATCAAGACTTACTTCATTCAAAGGGCTATCATCCTCTGGTTTTGTGATCGCATCAGCCATAACATACATAAGAATGGCTTCTCCGGATCCTGTTCTCACGCGCCTAGTAATTATCTTCCCATTGACACATACTGTTCCGCTAATTTCTGTATCACAGATTTTTTCATCAAACAGTACCGGAAGTATATCTGCAACACCGCTTCTTCTTTCAACTCCGATGAAAAATTTATAAAATTTCTTACCGTTCGATTTATGGCTTTCCCTTGGTGCTGATACAACATCACCGATCAACGTTATTTTGTTCTCCATTGCTTCTCCTTCCCATTTCTCTGTCAAGAACCTTTTCAAAATTATCTTTATCATTCTGTTTCTTTCGTTTCCCTGCCAAAAGTTCAGCAAGCATACGCTTTTCTTTCGTGGAACATCTCGTGCCACTTATATACACAACGCCTACCATGCATCCTCTCTCATTCTGCGTTTTCTCTTAATTCGCTTGTCAAGTTCAGCTCTCTTTCGGTCTACTTCCGACCAGTAATACATGATTGCTGCAATTACCGCACCGGCTACAAATTTAATAGCCGCTATATTCCCTACCGCGCCCTCACTATCCATATAGCACGCGGCAACTAAGGAATACTCCATTGCAACCGCACCTATAATGAATTGGATTACTTTTTTCATTCATGCCCCTTTCTGCCACTTTATAATTTAGTACAAGTCAGAAACAAACGTTCCGAGTAACGGACATACAACAACATCTATAAAGCGCACAGAACCATCTTCCATGGAATATGTAAAAGCCATTGCGGGTGTGTAAGTCGAATCTCCTGTCTGTATCTGCGCATCTCTTACAGAAACTCCATATGTTGTTTCCTCGTCAACGAAAATGCTTGAAAAACTTTCCGCAGAGTCTACCTTTGCCAAATAGTTGTCACCGCTACGAATTACCCTTGAATTAACTTTCTGAAATTCAAAATTGCTCATTTTAATTCTCCTTTCCATTATGTGTTTCGTTTTCCTCGCCCTGCTCACTATGTTTTGAAGCAGAACTCTCTACCATTCCAAGAACATATCCTTTCTGAAAATCTGTCATATTCGGAATGGCATCACGAAGTTTTTCGACAACACGTTTTTCCTTTTCACTCATTGAATTCACTTCCTTTCCATGATATAATTCCTTAAAAACTTAAGGAGATTTCCATATGCGCTACATACCTACTCGTCCACAATTGGATGGTTTTTTCAACAAATCCGTCACAGACATCGAAATGCCTAAATACGAAGATGGCAAATCCCCGATTGAGATGCTAGAAGCACAAACCGCTTTTATTGAGCAAACAAGCAAAGAACTTCACGATATTGCCGAATCCGCAAAGATGCAAGCTGAATCAGCAAAAGAAATTGCAGAAAGTTCTAAGGCTCAATCTGAAACCGCAGTAAAAACATCTAGCAAGGCAGATATCAAAGGATGGATTGCGGTTACTGTATCAGTCTTGGCTTTTATATGGAGCATAATTTCGCATTTCATATAAAAGAATTGATTACAACAAAAATCAAAGTTAAGATTGACACCACTAACGCAACGTCTGAAATGCTTGGTTTTTTCACTTTTGTTCCTCCTTTCTTGTACTTTGTACATTCTTATAATAGTACGCCGTACAATCTTTGTCAATAGTTATTTTTGTACATTGTACAATTTTTGTCGTTGACATTTGCGATTGTGACTTGTATAATCAAGTTGAAAGGAGGTGTTAATATGAAGGAGCGCCTAAAGGAGATAAGAAAAAGCAATCCTAATGGGAAAACTCAGGAAACATTTGCAAATTACTTGGGAATATCAAAAGAAAACATTGCTAGCTACGAATCCGGAAGAAGGAATCCATCAGATTCATTTATTAAACTTGTATGTGAGAAATGCAACGTTAATGAAGATTGGCTTCGCACCGGAAACGGAGAAATGTTTATGCCGGAAACAAAAGATGAGCAAATTTCAAAAATGCTTGCAGATGTTATGAAATCAGAAGACGGAAATTTTAAAAAGAAATTGATTTCTGCGCTAGCGCAGCTAGATAAAGATGGCTGGGATAAACTAGAAGATTTTGTTGATATGATTTCAAAGAAGAAATAAAAATAAGCCAAGGGCAATGCGCAAACCCTTGGCTTTCTTCTTATTTTAACAGTTCTTTTACAAATACGTATATGGCTCGAAGCCATCTAGTATTGTCGCATTTTTCAATGAGTTTAATAATTTCATTTTTGTAGTACTCTTCTCCCAACTTCAAAACCCCCAATCATGTGCCCTATGTAGCGATACAGATATTATAGAACGTGTGTTCGGCATAGTCAATCCCCAATTATGGGCGGAGCCATGCCAAACCCCACCCATGCCAGAACTTGAAGTGTCCTTTCGGACAAGTCCATAGTATCACTGCAATATGCATGATTTCAACATTTTTCGGTCGCAAGTTTCGACAGAAAATGTCATTGCAGAGAAGCGGAAAGCTGTTTTTCAATCTCTTCTTGCACTTTTGCGCGCCAACGCATCGGCACTTCATCAATCGTCATTTTCTTGTCTATAAGAATACGTCTCACGTAAAATTTAACCATTATGCTTCACCTCCTGCTACCATATCTGCAAGATCCTGAATTGCTCCGGCATTGGACTCATGCCCGGCTTTCAATTCATCGATTGCCTTTTCCATTTCCGTCTTTGTCCGCAGCCTGATAGTTACGGTGTATGTACCATCTTCTGTGCCATCTTCGCCCATGTTCGGCATATATGTAAACCCATCGGATTTCAGATCGGTATATTTCCCCGACACTGCATCGTTGTGTGTAAATGTTACTTCCGCAAGGTTGTTCTCTGCAAAAGCGTCCGTGATCGTTTTAATGGCTTCGAAGTTCTCGGCTTTGATCTGGATGTTTCCAAGGCTTGCACCATCGGCAACCTCGAAGTTGGTCTGATCTTTTAAAATAATTTTATCCATGTTTTTTAATTCCTTTCATATATAAAAATTGTTTATAAGTTACGTTCGAATATTTGTTCGATATATTTTCTTAAACGGCAGCATAAATAATTTGAATACAGCAGTGAGTATAAACGAGTGTGATTCTGTCAAGTCTATCGTTGAAATAATGCGTAAAAATAAAGGCAAAATCGGAACAGGGGAAGTTGGATATCTACAACAAAGCGCTTTAAAAGGTGTTCTTGGTAACATTCCTGATGGAGCAAATTATGTTAATGTATATGCGCGCAACTATCTTAATGTATTTATTATTTTACTTGTCTCTGATAGATATAGTATAAATATCGCAATAAACTTTATCAGTTATGTTGACACTGAGTATGTGACTAGTGGATGGGCTACGATTATCAAAGGTTCATGATTTTATATACTGTTTGCTAAATCACTACTGCATACAATCAATTCTCCATCGGAGTTTTCAGGAACTAAATAAGGTGTAATGCATTCAACCGAATCTATACCAAAATCAGATGGAATATATAATAACATTTTGGTCCCGTTAACAATTCCAACCGAATACACGTCAATAAATATTGTTTTATTATTTCTTACCATTCGAATTTTTTTTAGTACAGTTGAGTTGTTTCCAATAGTAGATATTATCGCAGAATCTAAGTATTTCAGATAAAAATCTACTTTGTGGAAACAACCGGGCGAGTTTGTATACGATTGATTAATCATTACTTCTATCAATTCGCTACCAGCACCTTCTGCATATGATTCGGTTCTAAAAGTTATCCTTGCAAATCTATACCATCCATCTCCTTCTTTTCCAATTCCGCCATAAACATATGACCGTCTGGCATATGATGGATTTAATGCATTTACTTTTGTATCAATACTGCCGTTTAAATCACTTATCTTCTTTGCAAGTGATCCATCAATATTCGGGTTCGCCTGCCTTGCATCCAGGGCATATCCCGTCTCCGTTGTTATCTGGTTGTTTACTACATTCGCTGCAGGGAACGCCCCATTGATTTTCTCTTTTAAGGTATCAGCCAACTTTATAACATTGTTGACCTGATCCATTGTAAGCGTTGCGCCATCAATGTTAACTTTAAGCGTTCCATCTTCTGCAACTGTAAGTCCATCTGCCGGTTTTACAATTCCGGCTTCCTCTGTTGTAGCAATTGCACCGACACCACCCACGATAGACTTAGACCAATACTCTGTATTGCTCGTTGCCGTTCCTGCCGGAACTTCCTTTTTTGCAAAATACAATGTATTGTTGTATGTCACTGCATCCAATCTCTTATATGCAGCATTTGCGCTCCAATCGCCCTTTGGCACAATTGCTACTCTTCCTGCTATAGCCATTTAAGCCACCTCCCAGTTTAAATTTCCATCATTGTCAACGACAAAGTTATAAGCAGAATTGTCCGTGTAAATCAACTCTCCATCCTCATTCACATCAAATTCTGTCATTGTGAGTTTCTTGTTAATCTCGTTTTCGATTTCCTGCGATCGGTCTGCGCTGTCCTTGGCATCTGTGGCGGATTTTGCAGCATTGGTTTCGGATGCTTTTGCATTAGTTGCAGAATTTACAGCCTTTGCAGATTCCACCTTAATATCCGCTAAGAAGTTCGGTTGTAACTTATCCTCGGTAATTGAACCATTCTTAACGATAGCCTTAACCTTGCCATCTGTAATCTCAAATGCGATCGTATCGGAATCAAGAAATTCATATTCTGTAATCAGCGCAGACAAATCAACATTCTGCACCGTGCCATCATCCAACGTGATAATCAGCTGTTGTGTCTGCGGATCATACTTGAAGTTTACCGCCAGTTTTTCCAGCTTGGTATCAATCATAGCCTGTGAACCGTTCATCTTTACTATGGTCAATGTTCCGTTTGATTCATCCCACAGAATTTCTTTCACAAGCTCATTTGCCTTTGTCAAATCAACTTTAGACGCATCCATAGCAACCACACGATCATCCAGATTGTCAATTGCCAAGTCCATCTTGTTAAGATTAGATTCATTTACCGCTGTTTTTTCGCTGGGAAGATTCTCCCAATTGATGCGGCTATATATTTTCTGCATGGCTCACACTCCTTTCTAACGCGGATAGTCTGCGTTCAAAATCGTTACATCTGTTCTGCAGTTTCTGTATCATGACAGTATTTAAAGCGATAAACTCTTGGTAGCACAATGTATACATATCATTTTCGCCGCCATTCTGCTCTAAGAATTTTTCCCATTCCTCATTAGATTCAAAATCTTTTTCGGAGAATACCGCATGTTCCAGTCCGTAAAACTCATTTTCAGATATGTCACAATCCGTCATTGCCTGTTCGACATCCTGTGCAACAAATCCAATGTGCGTTTTATCATCATTTTCTATGAGCCGATATTCCATCGGTTGTAGCAACTCGAAAAATCTCTCAAACCGATCATCCTCTAACAGCTTTCGGAAATCTTTTTTCTTCCTGCGGTCAGACGTTGTTTTCCAACCACCGGAAGAATACCCACCGGCAAACGGATTTTCTGTAGTTCCGCAATACACAGAACTAGAACTTGGAATAAGATTTCCCTTGCCGGAAATTTGCACATAATCATTAACTGTAATGCCATGTAGATAATATGCAGTCGATGCTTTTATGCACTGTGTCGCGCTTTCTGCAGTTGTTGCTGAATCTGCTGTTGTTGCATGATCTGCAGTGCTTGCATGATCCCCTATGGCTACACCATCTTGATCTGTTACAGAGTTTAGATCGATGCGTATGTTCTGCAGCATTGGCCTTCCTCTTGCATCGAGACCAATAATTACAAGGTCATCTCCTTGTGACGTTGCAATAAAGTTCAATGAATCAACGATTGACACTCGGCCATCGCCATCAAGCTGGAAGTTATTGCTGTTGACTATGAGTCTGTTTCCGTTAAGCGTAATCTGGTCGGCACTTGCATTAATCATCGAAACGACTTGGTCGTTTTCATCTCTGCCTAACTTCAATTCCAATGATGCATCTAATTGCCCTTCCGCTTTTTGTGCACGATCGACTTCTGCGGAAATGCTTTTTGCGGTCTGCTCAAATTTGGTATTTGTCTGTTCCTCTAAATCCTCATACGTGGATTGAAGATGGTCTGCGTTCCTCTCTAGCTTTCCGGTACGTCTTTCCACGCTTTCAATCGTATCTCTAATAGAATTAACCTTTGCAGAGTGCGTCTGCGTGCCCTGTGCCGAGATTGAATCTCTCTTGCTTTGTACTCCGGTTAAAGTGCGTTGCAATAGATACGTTTCAACAATCTCTCTCGTGGTATTGAATCGGATTGGTTCCCCAAGTGTCAGACATGGATTTCCGACACAGGTGCAACTTTTAATCGGTGTGTATGCCGCCTGTGCCATAATAGGCAATAGGTTATTTGCAATCTGTTCCAGCTCTGCTCCGGTCTTGTCTGATACAAGAAAGTTTCCTGTAATCGAATAGTTGTTTCCGGCAGTTCCAACAATAGCACCAGCGTTATCTTCGCTTGTCTTGATTTCTAGCTGTGTGATTTCCTTGCTTTGGAAGTCCTCGTAATCAAACGTGATATAGTGTCCGGTCATGGACTCTGTATTTGCGTCAGACGGAAATAAATTGTCAGATGGAAATAAATCTTCTGCCGGATAAAGTGCGCTTACGATTTTTTTCAGAAAGACATACTCAAACTTGCCATTCCGGTTGATATTTCCAAAGCATCCGTTAATCTCACAGATTGCCGTTACAACGGTTTTTCCACTGATAGCAGACTCTTCTGTGACTACGCTTGAATCGTCCGTCTGTGTGGCTACAATCGTCTTATTGACAGTCATGGAATCATTGACAAGGCTTGTTTCAACTTGCGCAATTCCAAGATGTGCAAAAAAGCTATTACGGAACTGTTTAAGCGTCATTGGAAAGCTAAGTCCTGCATACCAAGACTTTACATCTGTATTGATAATGTCGTACATAGCGTCATATGCCGTAATCTGCCGTTTTGTTCGGTCAGCCGTAGGAACATCGGATGCCACCTTAAAAACTCCGTATGGCATCGGATTTTCGGCATCTCCGTCAATCGTTTCTTCGATAGAGATTGTCTTTCCGATAATGTTTCCTGCGGTGTTTCTTGCTGTGAATTTTACGCAATTCGCTTCGCACGCTCCAAACTTTAATTCAGACTCCGAACAAAGACTTTCTTCAAGCGCAAACGTACCGATTTCAAGCATCGAATTGTCTATTTTCTGATTCGTTCCAACAACAGATATGACCATCTGTTTATCTGTCGCGGAATCCCAATACTTTTCTTTCAAATTGCTATTTATCATACACACCGCCTATAAATGAAAACTTGATTGCGTCATACTTAATCTTCCCATTTGCCACAGAATAGAACGTAGGCTGAATATCAGCGATATATCCGTACTGTGTCACATATCCGCGTTTTTCCGGCACGTATGCCGTGATATAGCCACCGCGCTCCTTTGCCTTGGTATAGTTCTTCTCAATATTCTTCCAAAAATCATCAAACTGCTTTTCGGTCAGCATGGCTTTGGTTTCAAATTCGACCTTTAGGGCTTTCAGTTCCACGGCATCACGATGCTCATATCCGTTTTCATCCGTCCAAGGGTCTTTGTCCTGCATATTTACATAGGAACTAAACGTGTCCTGCTTTATTAAATTGTTCGGTATGGTATAATTCCCAAACTTTACTAAATATCCGCCATATCCCATCGTTTACCTCCTAAAAATTGGTATAAAAATAGCACCTACCGTTTGGTAGATGCTATCCATTTGATTAAATTTTAAGCTACTACTGATTCCCATTCAGATTTCAGCTTTTCTACATCGTTTTCAAAAAGTTTGCAAGCGATTTCGTACAACTGCGGAATCATTCCCATTTCCCTGTCGATATAATCCATCTTGTTTCTTACTTTTGGCTTGAGTGTGCACCCTTCCATCCTTGATTTAAGGTTGCAGTGATATTTCCTTTCAAATTCTCCATAAAGCAACGAATAGCGTTCTTGATACTTTCCATCGGCACCAAAACGGACAATCTGCGTTATCCGCTGTCTCTTGGTCGCCAAGTCAATATCATCAACAAGTCCGATAATAACATCTTCCTTATGGATGATTTCTTTCTGCTGTCTTTTAATGGTTTCATTCTGCTCTCTAACAGTTTTTAATGTCTGTGAAAATATCAGCTTAGTGTTTTCATCTGCATACGGTAGGTAAGTGGAAATAAATAATTCATCATTATTGACATACCCACCTGTTTTACGTATTGTAGGGAGAACCTCGGATGTTACCCACTTGCGAAACTTCTTTGCGTTCGGTTTGTCACTCCGAAGAATAACCGCATATAAGCCGGATTCAGTAACAAACCAAGTTTCTCCTTGACGGGGTAAGTTTAACTTACGTCGTTCATCCTCGTCTAGTCTATCAGCAACAATACGGCTGTTTGACATTTCCAATGCCCTGCAAACATCAACAAGGCAAAACATCGGTTCATCATCGACCATGGACATTCTAATCTGTCCGAATATCGGATTCTCAAATACCTCAATGCTATTTTGAATCTTAAGCATAAGTTGTGATTTTTTCATTCGTGTCTACCTCCATACATTTTTATCTGAATAAAAAAGAGGAAACCGGTTGTGAAATCACATTGGTTTCCTCTTTCGTACAGTATGGCGTTCAAGTAAGTAATCCGCATCTTCACGGATAAGGTTGTTTCCTTAGTAATAAGGATAGACTATTTTTGATTTTGTGTCAATCAGCTTTTGAATTAAAATAAGCCGTGTTTCCACGGCTTAAGTATCATTTATCTTTCAATTTTTATTGTAACCAAGTATATGTATATGCTTCATCAACATATATCTTATAACTGCTCGGATAGATCGTATCGTAATTTGAATCGTACGGAAAACTAAATGAAAAATAATCTGTATCTCCATTCTTTTCACATTCTGCATAATGATAATCATATTTGATCAAGTTGCCAGATGCATCATACATTACGCAAGAAATTTTCACAAATGAAAAATCTTTTCCGGAATCGTTTGTAGCTTCAACCGTAACATTATCTGCTCCAATGTCCGATTGAACCATTATATTGCGAACATCACAAACAGCATTTGTTGCTTCATCAACACTCAACGACATTTTATAGTTATCATAAGAAACATCGTTATAATCAGAATCGCTCGGTGCGTCAAAATAAAGAACACATTCCTTACCGGATTCAAAAGCTCTGTTACAATCGCTTTTGCTATCCAGCATTTTACCGTTTTTGTAGTATACAAGTTTTGCGTCCAGATCAACATTTACCTTGTTGTTGTTTTTCAAGATAGCAACAACTCCATGACCACTATCTTGGTATTCAATTGAGATGTTTTTCTTTACCTTGTTCGCATTAAAGGAAGAAGTGACGGTAACTTTGCAAGAAAGCGTTTTCTTTGCAATTTTTGCTTTTACGTACGTTGTTCCTTCTCCAACCGCCAGAACTTTTCCAGACTTGTTTACAGAAGCAACATATTTATTGCCACTACTCCATTTAGCAGTTTTCCTCATTCCGCTTATCTTTAATGTTACGGATTCTCCAATTTTTAAATTAAGAGTCTTTCTGCTTAATTTGATAGTTGCCGCCTGTGCAACAATCTGTTCCCCATCTGCATTTTGGATTGGCATAGCCGAAATCAAAACGGCAAATGCCAATCCCATCGCTACTAATAATTTTTTTGTGTTTCTCATAATGACTCCTTTCTTGTGATATGATTTATTTAGAATTATATCACGTTCTATTATAGAAGTCACTAAAAAACATATACATTGTCTCCGGTTCGATTGTAATGTTCTCTACCATAATCCCTTGCAGCTTTTCCTATGTCGTTTGTAGTAATTCCGAAATTTTTCTGTAAAATAGCTTGTAATAACTGATTTTGTTGTCGCAGTAAGGAAACCTCTTGCGCAGATGTTGAATTGATAGCATCTTTGATTCCGGTAATTTCTTGGCTTCCTGCGACCGCTGGCTTACCTCCGACTGTTCCCATAATTTCCGGAAGTCCATTTTCTCCAACTGTTGCTATGCTATATTTATCCATAAAACCGCCCGTTGCATAAGCCTTTACTTTAGGTAGGCTCACTTTCGGCACAAGATCGACTCCGCTCCACTTTACCTTTGCTACTTTAGCCGCCGCAGAAACAACACTGTTGAACCCTCTCAAAACGGTATTCACTCCACCGATCAATGAATTTATTGCTGTTTCAATTCTTGAAATTACGGTGTTCATTGCCCCGGCAACACCACTTTTCACGCTATTCCATAATTTGCTGAATATTTCAGCTACACTTTCTTTCATCTTCGAGAAAGCATTTTTTATCGGGGTGGTTACATGTTCTTTAAACCAACTAGAAACACTATTCCACGCCCCGGTTACCGCTGTCTTTGCCGCGCTAAAAGCTTTCTGAATAGATTCTTTTGCTGAGCTAAAAGCATTCTTGATAGGTGTTGTAACATGCTCCTTAAACCAACCGGAAACCACCGCCCATACCGATTTTACAGTTGTCCATAGAACCTTGAATGCAGTTGATACTGCCGATTTCAATAATTCAAAATTCTTCTTTATTGGCTCTATTACCTTTGATTTAAACCAATCAGAAACAACAATCCATACAGCCTTGACAATGATCCACAATCCTTCAAAGATTTGACCAACTCTTTTCGAAAATCCTTGGAAAAATGAAACAATAGGAGTTATAACATTAGTATTGAACCATCCAGAAACTGTTTTCCATACACCGGATATATCTTTCCATAAAGAAGAGAAAAAACCGGAAACAGATTCCCATAATCCCTTAAAAAAACCGCTTATTGGCTTAATCACATTAGTATTAAACCAATCTCCTGCTTTTGAGAAAATTCCTTTTATTTCTTTCCAATGATCCTTGACTACTACAGCCGCCGTTGCAACACCGGCTACTATTCCTGCGGTAATCGCTGCAGGTGCTGCCGCTACCCCTAAAATAACCGCTCCGACTGCCGTAATCGTAACTCCGACAAGCATAAGTGCTTCATTAAGCCAACTGAATCCGTTCTTTAACATGGTCACAAAGTTTGATATTGCAGTAAATGCGCCAATCGCAACAGAGCCAATCCCGGTTATAGCTTTTGCTACCGGGCTGATAAAAGAAAGTGCGCTCTCTGCCGCACCGCTACCGAATAAAGCTTTGACACCAGCTGAAACAGTTGTTCCAAGTGTAGCAAACGCCCCACCTATTTTTTTTGACAAAGCGGTAGACAATACTGTCGAGATTCCCTCATTTGCCGCAATTTCAACGCCAAGCCTTGATGCAAGTGAACCGGCTATTGCTTTTGAAATGGAAGTTCCGATTATATCAAGTGCGGTTTTTGCAAGATGTAATCCAAGAATTTTTTTGATTGTCAACGCACCGATTATGATTCCAACTGTTTTTACATCTAGGTTGCTTAAAAACTCCTTTGCTCCGTTCCATACATCCTTCCATGAAATTTTACTTAATGCTGTCGTAACTGTATCAAACGCGCCCTGCGCCCACGAATTAAGCGTTTTAGCCAATAATGCAAAGTCAAAGTTTTGGAAAAACTTGTTTATTCCGTCTGCGATTGAATTTCCAAATTGCTTCCAATTAAATGTCGTTCCAAACGAATCCAATCCATGAAGCACCGTGTTTAATGAATTTGCGATCAGTTTTCCGGTTTCTCCGAAAAGCGTTGTTCCTTTTTGCCCTTTAAATAGTCCGTTAAGGAATTTGGCAAGTCCACTACCAAAGCCGGACGCTTTGGCGTATACCTTATCCCACTCGATGCCTCGCATTGCATTGATAAGAGCGCCGGAGATTGCTTTTCCAAGTCCTTCAAGGTCTTTGATGTCGCTTTTGAATTTCTTAAAAATCGTGTCGGTCTGAACCAGTTTTCCGGTATCTCCACCACCAGAACCACCAGAGCCAGAACCGCCACCACTTCCACTTCCACCACTTCCAGAACCGGAAGCGTTGTCTTTACTCTGCTTTGAAATAACCTTTAATTCATCAAATGCACGAGTTGCCTGTTGGATTTCCTTTTTTGCTTTCTTGGCATTTTTTGCGATACCGCCTGTGTTTTTTCCTGCGTTTCCTGCGGCATTACTCAAATCATCCATGCCATCAGATGCGCTTCCAATATCATCAGCAAGACCGCTGATTCCTGCTCCTTTGCTTGCTTCATATTTCCATCCGAAGATAGAACCTAAAGCATTTGTTACCATTTCCGCAAAAGAAATCACCTTTTGCAGAACTGAATTAAGTACCTTGATAAATGGCTTGAATGCATTGATTAAACCACCACCAACAACCGCTCCAAGTGCTTTGAAGTTCTCTTTAAGCATGGTTATCTGGTTATGCCATGTCAATATGTTATCGTAAAGGCTTTTTATCCTCTACTTCTTATGGTTTCCCATAAGTTCGGCGTACATTTTCAACCACAGCATTGTGGCTGTCGGATACTCTTGGAGATGTTATATTCTACACTCTTTCCATAAGAAAAGAGCATAGGTTCAATCCCTACGCTCTACAATGTGCTATAACTTTTATTTTATAGCCTTATCTCGGTATTAGCTTATTGGCTTATCCACTTATAACCATAAGCAGTTCGTCCCTCTTGGTCAATTACCTTATGTATTGCTTTGTAATTAACTCCAAGAGATTCCCCTGCTTCGGATATTCTATCGAACACTCTTATAATCTCTCCGCTTTTCGCATCCACTTGCGCAATTTTTCTTCCTTTTTTGCGCTTTTTATAGATACTCAAATCTTTTATTGGGAAATCTTCTTCGTATACAAAAATATATCCATTTGCCGACTTATAAGTATTTGAAAGCACACCGGAAATAGTTGTTCTATTTGTTCCGGTAACCCTAGCCGCTTCCTGCAAACTTTTAAATTTCTGTATAAAATTTCCTTCCATATCACATTGAATAATGCTTCTCATTCCGTTAGGTTCCGGCTTTCTATAGGTTTTCGCTCCGTTTGATTCATACTCATCCTCAAACATGAACATATAGCCCTTTGTCTGCCGCCTTTTTCCTTTACAATTAAGCAGAACATCCGTATTATTAAATCCGTCAATTTCTGCATCCATTGCACTATCATAACGCTTAATGTACCGTCCGTCAAGCGTCAGCAAAACAACTGCCCTGGCGTTATGATACGGCGCGCCTTTCCCACCTTTGGTCATATTATAGCCATCTCGATAGGTGTTAAATTTTTCAATGTAATACTTTTCCAACTCACAGGCTCCATCTTCGCTTTCACACGTTTCGATGATTTCCCATGAGAAGTTGTCAAACCCGAATTCTTTAATTGCTCTATGAAAGTCGCAATCTTCTTTTTCGTAGCACCTTTGATGTTGCCACACTCTGCTATGAAAATCACAAGTTTGACCGACATAAGATTTTCCGTTTATTTTATTTGTTGCTTTGTAGATATAATATGTTCGCATTAAATCACCTCAAACATATTATACAAAAATGTTCGTGCTAAGTCAACTTAGCCTTCACCGATTTTACCCGATTTTTCATCGACATATTGCTATGCCGCGCGACACATGAAACAAAAGTTTCGTTTATCGGCTGTTCTGGCAAAGTCTCCGGTAATATTGGTTGTATGCGCAAGCACATACTGATAACGCAACATGGCTTTTTGAGCCTGCGTCATTGAGGAAATGTTCGCATCAAGTCCTTGCTTTAATGCCCATTCCTTTAATGTTGCCTGTGTCAAGTCGATACCATAACGCCGCATAGGTGCCGTAGTACCGGAAAATACAGATTGCAGACTCTTGGCAATATCTTCTTGACTCACATCATAGAATGAAGCCATATCTCCGGCTAATTCTGTCAACCGGATAGACATATTTGCCATTTTCCCCTGTGGAATATCAAGGGCAGTTCCCATGGCTTGGAAACGGCTTGCAAACTGTTTTGCAGACAATTCAGACATACCAAATTTTTCAATGGATGTTTTTGCAAAATTGTTAATTAGACTTTCATACTGCCCGAATGTCTGCCTTACAACGTTCTCAACCTCTGTCAGTGAGGATGATATGTCAATGGCATCTCCAAGTAGCCTAAATCCGCGAAATAAAGTCCAGTACGTTGCATACACTTTTCCGATTGCTGACGCAAGAGAAAACGACTTCTTGGTAACCGCAGAAGCACTGGAACTAAATCCACTAAATGAGCTTGTGATGCTTTTTGCCGCTGTTCCTGCCGCTCCACCGGTACGTGATAATTTTGCCAATGCATTTGTCATGTCAATAATATTCCGGCTTACACTAGGGGCTTTCGACAGTTCGGACATAAGCTGTCGCATTGCAACCGCAAGTTTTGGTATATTCTCGATAGCCTTTGTTGAGCTTGTATAACCAAGTTGCTTGATTCCTCCGGCTAATTCCGATAACCCTCGCACCGATTTTGACATACCGGAAAACGAGCTTACCGACTTTGAAATCTGTCGCATTGCTCCGGCTGCTGCATTTATCTTTCCTGTGTCAATGTTGCTAAGCGTTTTGATGTTTCTTGCAAGAGTCGAGAATGACCTTGAATCAACACTGCGCATGGCACTCATTGAGTTTGACAATCGGTTTACTCCGGTTGATAACCGGTTAATTCCGCTAGAATCTATGCTTTGCAAGGATGAAGATAGTTTTCCTAACCTTGTTATCAGTGCGTCGATCTGACCATTAGCCTGTCTTGCCTGCGCTTGAATCTTGACCTCTAAGGTTTCTAATTCCAACAGTTACACCTCCTTTATTTAGTTTTAGAAAAAGACGGTAGGATTTGACCCCTACCGCCCTTGAATTACTTTTTCAGTTTTCCCTTTTTCAGAAGAGAAATCATCTTTGAATTTTCCTCTGATGTAAACTTGAAATTGGAAAATCCGTTCTTTTTTGCGATTTCCGCACGATGTTCTTTCGACACATCATCTTCCCCAACCGCTTTTAATGCTTCGACTATTGAACCGGAATTTCCGGTATACTTCGGATAATACTTTCCTTTGCTTTTCTTCGCACCTCCTACAACAATCACTGTATGTCCTTTTGTGCGTGTCACAAGAATATCTCCGTTGTGAAGAACAAACCCGGCATGATAAGAACCCATATCATCAAACAAACCGGATTTCAAAATTACCGGTCGTTCATTAGATGTATTGAAATCTCCCACATCCTTACCGGATGCATAGATAATACAAGCACGTACAAGAGAAGAACAATCGCATTCCGTCTTGACCTTTGTGTTAATACCATGTTTAATGACTCCGTAGCGTCCCGATTGGTCATAGCCGATATTTTTGTTGTCAGATGCAATCTGCATAGCTTCGGCTAACTTCTCCGCAACCCTATCGTCCTTCGCCCTTAGCACGTACCATCCCTTAGAATGGTTGTAAAACTTCTGCGTAGACACTTCCTGTCCGGTCTGGTCTCCGGCTTTTCCACCAGAATAGCAATTTCCGTGTTCATCGTGTCTCGCACTTCCGATAATTACTGCCATAGCAATACCTCTTTTCTTAAACTATCTTTGGCTTTGGTAAATGTGATTTCCTTGATTCAGCCGCCCATGCTTCTTCTGCCTTAAGCATTTCTCGTATCTCTGCATCGGGATCGTCCGTATTATGCTTTTCGATGGAATCATAGCAAGTTTCTTTCACGTACTTACTATTACCCTTACCGAATGTCGCGTCTATTGCGGTCACAAATGCTGATGTTGCATATCTGCCGAACCACATATACATTTCCATGTCGTGTTGCTTCCATTCTGTCTTATATGCATCCACATAAGGCTTAAGCAACTCTGGATTCATCATATCTATATCATCAACGGAAAATCCGTAGCCTTTCGTTACCACAAGGTAAAACGGACGGATTTCCGCAACGTAATATTCCCATGTTAATTCTTGGCTTTCGCTTTGGATGGGGTCTTTTTCTCCTCCTTCTCCTGCTCCTGTGCTCTCTCCAACGACTCCATCATCTGCGCTAAAAAACCGTTTGTCATCATTTCCTTCTGCATATCAGCAAATAAATCCATGCAGTTAATCTCGTTTGTGTCAATCGCTTCATAGAGAATGTCAGACACCTTCTCAAGCTTCTCATCGTAACCATCGTTTGTTTTGTAATCATATCCAAATTCTTCATTGTGATGCATCTGCAATCCTACAAGAAGTGTCTTAGGAAGTGTTTCAAGAAGAATATCTTCCATAGAAGAAATATCTTCCATGTCCTGTGTCTTCATAATATCCTGTAAGATATGTGATTTTAACGATGGTCTTGTTGCAAACTGAATTGTATATTCTTTTCCACCTAATTTAACTTTCATGTTTTACCTTGCCTTTCTGCCCTATATTGGCAAGGGGCAGTGTTGCCACCGCCCCATTGTTGCTTATCTTATTGCTTCAAGTTCTGCTATCGACCGTTCATCCTCGCCTATCGGTGCGGTCGATTGCTCGTCCGATAGGCTTTTTACCCCACCACTGTTACAGTGAATGTTCCATCGTTGTTATCAACGACAGTCAGCTTATCTGTAACAAGCTCTGATGCCGTGCTTGGAATAACTGTTACCGTCATTTCAAGGATTTCATCGTTTCCACCTACATCGTTAGGTGTGGCTGTTGCAGTTCCTACATATGCGTACTTCGCTACACCGCCGATACCGTCCGTTCCGTACAGATGGATAATATCAAGTTTTTTATCTCCATATCCATCCACCTTTGAAAGATATTCTTTTTCAAGGTTTCCTGTGATTTCTCTTGAATCAGAAGTCTTAATTCCTTTTTCAAAAGTCTGCTGGTCATCTTCCATTGTGGTTGACTCAACAGTGTTTGGCGGTGATGCAGGGCTTGGAACTGACTTAGCTGCGACCAAAAGATTGTATGTTCCTGCAAAGTCAGCCTGTTTGTCCGTGTGCTCTTTTACAATGACACGCGTTTTATAACTTGTTGATGCCATATTTTCTACTTCCTTTCTGCTTATAGCTGATCTAAATGCTCAACGTTTCCAATTACGCGAGTCGCGCGGAATGTAACCGTTCGCACTTGCTTGGAAATTGTTGTGATTACATTTGATACCTCAAACATTTGTTGCTTAAAAAAAGACACCGCATATGCTGCGATGTCCTTAGTTGCTTTTCTTGAACCTTTGTTTGTAATTGTAATCTGAAATGTTGGGCGAATTGCGTTGATTGTCTTTGCTTCATTAGTCCTTCCGGCTTCTGTGCCACCGATTTGTCTGATTAAAAGTGTCGGGAATGTTGCGGTGCCGCCCGATTCTTCATCTTGCGTCACTTTAATTCCTTTTACATTGCTTTCCATGTACGATTTCAAAAGGGAACATAAGGTATCTTCAAAATCAAGTGCCCAACTATTTAACTCATTTTCCACCGAATACCTCCCTTGCAATCTTTACATACTGTTGAATAATCTGTTGTTCCGCATTATACATAGGCATTGTGGCTTTGATACCGTGGGTATAACGCCATGTTTCGGTCTTATCATCCCAATAGTACCAACCATCTTCAAAAGCGTGTATTTGCCCAGGATAAGTGCCGACACCGAATCCAAGTTCCGGTGCTTTGGGGTTCTCTGCGGAATTATAAAAAATACCGGCTCCAAACTCTACCGCCAACAAAGTATAGAATGGTTCTCTATCTTCTGCCGTTACCGTTTTTCCGGTCGCAATGAGAATCGCATTTGAAGTCATTAACTGTGGTGCTTTATCCACCCTTACCGTTATCGTGTTTCCTAATGGGGATTCCGATATGTGTTGTATTGCCGCTGTCTGACCTATCTGTGCAAGCCTAGAAACAAGTAAATCACATTTAGCTTGTAAACTATCGCGGTACTTTTCTAATTCCTTTATGGCGGCTTGTATGGACTTAGTGGATAGTGTCATTGAAATAGTTTTCTTTGCCACGCAATCACCTACTTAATATTCTTCCGAAGAAGAAACAAATCCGTGGTCAGTCCTTCGTCTGCAACGCCTTTTACGATGTAATCTGCGGTTTCTGAATCCACAAGTCCATCATCAGTGCGTTTGACCTCCGAACGTTTCCACACCACATCACCGGCTTTCAGTGGCAAATATCCTTTATCCGTGACAAGCTGACAGTATGATGTACTATCATCAATTCCAAATTCTTTCACAAGGGCTTCCGACAGCTTATTGCTGATATTGGCTTGGAATGTCGTAGGTTCTGAAAACCCTTCAACTTCCTCGCCTTTTGGAATCTTGTTGCCTTCGGAATCTAAATAAGGTACAAAGTTTCCATCGGAATCCTTGTACCCTTCATAGACAATATCTCCATTTTCGTCAGTTTGTGGAATGAATACCCTCTGACCGGATTGCGAATATTTCATTTCCTGCTTGTTAATGTCAAGCATTGGTGTTTTCCTCTGGGATTCCGGCAACACTTGTCAGAAGCGATAACACTCCGGCAAGGACTGATGCAGAAAGAACATATTTCCAATCCACCGCGCCCATAAATGCCGCCGTTCCGATTCCGGCAATCGCTGCCTGCGCAACAGTCTTGATTGCTCGGATGCCGGCTTTCTTAGTCCAATCCTTCCAATTCCTCATGGCTTTTATCTCCTTTCCCTATATGAATCTCTTCAATCTCATGTTTCATTTTCGTAACCATTCCATTTCCACCTAACGCATGGTACGCATCATACATCTCACAGAAGTTTTGATAGGCATATGACGGTATTTCTCCGATTCTGGTGTACTTTGCATGGTATTCAATAAGCTGGACGCGCAAAAGGAGCATTGTTCCTTTGCTGTTCGCATCCCTGCTTTTCTTTTGCTGTTTAAGAAGCCAAACTATATATCCAAGCACTATTGGCAGTGCCACAAGATAAGTTTGAATCAAAATACTTTTCATTTGAATCTCCTTTTGACGCACTGCCCACCACCGCTTAATGTGCGCCGCCTGCAACCATAATGGTCACGCTCAATCTTCTTTAATGCCCTATAGGCGATATTTACATAGCTTTAACAAACGGAAATACACCAGCAAAAAGGCTTTCACGGTCTTTCCATGTCCTGCTCACGCCGTTTTCGGAGAAACTTGCCATGTATGCTTCTCCTGCCTGTGACCGGTCGTACACTGCCAAATTGACCATAATGTTTTCATAGTTCTTAACATCACTGTCAATCTGGTCTTGCGTGTATGTGTCCGGATAGTTCCGTCTGCTGATAATCTCTTTTCTTGCCTGCTCTAAAAGCTGTTCAATCAAAGGGTTACATTCTTTTTCATCAAACACAACTTTATCGGACTTCTCCCCGGTCGCTTCGTCCTCTACCTCTTCTATATGAAATTGTTTTAAGCGAATCTTTACCTGTTCGACAAGTGTGTATGACATAAGCGATCTCCTACAGATTAAACTTTGCAATCAGAATTTCTTTCAGTTCCGCGCCACTTGTCGCTTGTGCGTTTTCAATTCCATGCTCTGCGGCAAGTTTTTGCAAGTCTGCGGTACTCATTCTGTTGATTTCGGTCTTTGTATACCCAACGGAAGGTGCCGGAGAATTATTCTCCGGCACCTCTTCTCCTGCGTTATACCATTTACCATTATGAATCACTATATATGGATATTTCATAGTTGCACCCCCTACTCTTCGCTATGAACCTCATATACGAATGTGCTATCCATATTCTCGTATGATGGAAGTACAACCTCGGATGCGAATGTTGACATCTTCATAGGTGGTCCATACTCTGTCTTTGTAGCGACTGTAATACCTACACCATATGTTGTTACATCAACATCAGCTACCTGTCTTGCAGTTCTTTCTTCCGGTGTAGTGCCAAACCAAGTGCTGCCAAGGCTGCCTTCTGGAAGAAGTGTAACCTTGTTATCCGGGTAGAAGTACTGTTCTTTGCCATCATCATCAATGTACATCTTATCGTAAAGTACGATAGTGAGCTTCGCCCTCTTCTGTACCACCGAAATAACAGTATCATCGTCAACCTCAATAGTTGCTGTAAGGTTCTGTGCAAGAATTGAGTTTCTTATTTGTGCATTGTCAAGCAGATATTGGAATGTATTGCTGTTCATAAGTGCGTATCTAGCAATCTTACCCTGCTTCTGTAACTTCTTTCTTGCATTGTTAAGGTCTGTAAGTGGCTTTGAATTAGCTGTATCGCTCCACATGCTTGTGCCGGATAACTTTGCGTAATGGTCTTTTGCGTATGAACCATCCTTGTCATAATCGTAAGCATACTGAACGCCATCACTTACGATAGCAATTACCGGATGACCTGCATTTGTAGAAAGAAGTGACATTCTCATACGCTCTGGTACAACTTCTGCACCGCTTACAAGGTTGTTAGTATCGTCATATACGCTTGATAAAGCACTTGCAAGGTAAGGGTCGTCTTCTGATTGAATACGCTCGATTTCAAGCATTTCCTCTTCACCGACTGTCATTCCCTCACGGAAAAATGCCATCTGTGTTTTTTCCTTACTTAATCCGCCTCTAGCTCTAAGAGTTGGGATTGTGTCAAAGTTAGATGGCGCAAGCGAAACCGGCAAACCCTTGTGTGTCTTAATCCAACTTAAATCAAGCCCCTGCTTCTTTCTTTCTGGAAACCACTGTAAACCAAGATAAGGTATCTGATTACTAGCGTTTTCTGTTGCCGATAATGCGATAGACTTGCTGTCTAATACTTCATTAATTAACATCTGTTTACCTCCTGTTATTATTCAAATACAATCATTGGAAGAGCTGTCTTAACTGTTGCGTCATATGTAACGCCTGAGTGTGCTTCTGCTACCTTTGTGTTAAGATATGCCTTTTTAAGCGCTACTCCCTGTGGTCTGTCTTCTGTTACATCAAATCTTAAGATTCCGATTGCTGTTGCTGTATTATCAGCCACACCTGACTTGTTTACTGGTGTACCAGCCTTTACAATCTTCTTTCCATTCGCATCCTTTTCTGTTACCGTTGAAAAATCAAGTGTTAATGGGATTGCTTCGTTAGGCTCTCTCTTTAAAATCTGAACATCTCCTGCGTATGAAGTCTTTTCATACTGCATATTCATTTCCTTTGCCATTTTTTACCTCCTGTTATTGTTGAATGTAATGTGATAAAACGTCATTGTTCTTAGGTGCATTAGATATAAGGCTTTCTGCTATCTTTTCAGCATTTGTCTTATTGTCTGCACCACCTTTATTACTGCCACCGCCCGGAATATCCTGATGTTTTGCAATTTCCTGTTCCTTAGCCTGTGCCGCAGCTGTTTCTTTCTCGGACATAATCTTGCCAAGTTCGGTGTAATCAAGGCTTCCATCATCTTTAACAACTGTCTTTGCCTGTTCAGCAGTAATCTTGAAATTAGTCATAGCTGCTTCCCTCTGGTCTCTGATAGCATTATTTTTCTGTAAATCTGCTATCTGCTGATTAGCTGTCTCTAAGGCTTTATTTGCCTTTTCAAGCTCTGTCAGATTGCCAGCCTGTATTTCATCAAGCTGTTTCTGTAAGTCGTCTGCTGTGTCAGCCTTAGCCTTGTACTGCTTTGCCTTGTTTTTCTCCGTAGCAACTTCTGAATTGTTCTGATTAAGAAGATTTGTGATCTGTTCATCTGTTGCCTCTGGGAAAAGTTTTAATACATCTTCTCTTGTCATAATTACCTCCGTTAAACACACGCTTTTGTTACCGCAGGTCGCTCCTGCTGTGTTTTCTGCTATTTACCGCATAGCTGCAAAATGTATAAAATAAAAGCAGCTACCGATTATTCGATAACTGCCTTATTTTGCTGATTGTTATTGAGTTGATTAACTATCTCTTGTGCTTTCTTTTCTTGCTCTTCTACATCTTTAATAGTTTTGTATAGATTATCTAAATATGGCTTAGATAATACATATGTTTTTTCAGAATCGCCCCATAACCCAACTGTCTTAATTGCAACAAGTGGATGTATGCCAGCTTGTAAAAGTAAAAGCAATGTCTGTGCCTTAGTGTACATATTGTCTTGTGGGCTATGATTTATCTGTACATCAAAATCTCTAACTGACAGCTTTAAATCTTTTCCGGCAAGTCTTAGAATATTAAGAACTGCCACAGCTAATCGCTTTTCGCACGATTTAACAATAGGGTCTTTCAACTTTGCTCTTGTTTTAGAAAAGTCCCAACCATTTCTTAATTCAACTGCCCCCTGTGTATCTCCGCCGGTGTTACCTTGTTTGTTAGGAATTGCCAATATTGATAATGTGTTATCCCACAAATCATCTTTAGCAACTTGGCATTGCGTTTGATTAAGCTCCTGTGTCATAATATCGACATCAGACTTGTTATCTTTATTCATTGGCTTAACAACCAATGCGTGATTTTCTTTCATTTTCTTAAAGTTCTCTTCGTCAATTTCACAATTAACAAACTTAACCCAATACTCAACAAACTGCTGTATACTATCCATTCTGTTAGACTGCATGTTGTTAATAGCATCCAACATACCTATTACAAGTTCAATATCAGATATTCTTTCGTGGTTATTAGGAAACTCTACAATAGGGATTTCACCATATGTGTGCAGTTTCGCTTCAACTACTTTACTGTCAACAATTCTAAAAGACATTGTGTCGGAAAAAGCCATTTTATACCAGTTTCCATCTTCATCTTTAAGCTCCTGCACGACAAGTATCTGTTCTTCGGTGCTTTCATTGTAAACAACGTAAGTATTCATTGGCGTAGGTGCCACAATTCTGAATGGCACATCTCCATTTTTAGGTTGAACCGCTTTGAATGATGTGCCTGTTGCAGATTGCCACTCTCCAGCTTTAATGTCTTTCTCCTGCTTATTGGCATCCGCCATAAAATCATTAAGTATGTCAACCGCTTTATTGATAGCTTCATCATCTTTGCGGCTAATAAACTGGATTGGTTCGCCATACGTCTGCCCTACCTTAAACTGAACAATTTCGTATGCGTGGTTCTCGACAATCTTGTTTGTAATATCTTCATTGGTTAGCTTATGCCTGTACAATATTGGTTGGTCGCCCTTGTAATAGTGCCACAAATACTTGATAACCGGTTTATTCCAATTAAATACACCTATAGTACTTCCAATAACCTTAACAACATTGTTAGCGGTTATTGTATTTACATTCGTATATGCAATTTTTCTTCCATATCTGCCTTTTACAAGGTCGTGAAAATACTGTGTATTCATATAAATAAAACTCCACTACTGCAAGCGCGTTTTGGTATTGGCTTTGTTTCAATTTTGCCTGTTGCCACGCGATAAATCACAATATGATTGCATTTTTTACATTTACACGGATGATCTATCGTAGATCTCCCATCATAATGTCCGGCAATTCTTCCACAATCCGGGCAATATATAGTTACTTTTTCCATAGAAGTCTCTTTCTTGTAAATAAAAAACACTGCCATTTCTGACAGTGCCTTTTACGGGTTATATGCTTTTGGGGGTTGTAGGAATTTGCTTTTCTACTCTTTTAGTATACCATGCAAATTTTAGGAAATGTTGTGAAAGAGTGTGAACTATTGTGCACTTTTATGCACTCTTTCCAAGATAAATCCCGCCGAATTTCTTCTCAAACTCCCGAATAGCCTTCTTTCGGAGGTTCATGATATTTCTGTAGGAATATCCCATTTCTACAGAAATTAAATTCCAGTCCTTATTATCAACATAGTGCGCATACAGGACAATATACACATCTGTATTTTCCATACTGTCAATCTGCCCGATAATAACCCGGCGTTTATCCACGAATTCGCACACAAGTTCTTTTATCTCGTTCTGCAGGTCTGCAATTTTAGCAACAGCACTTCCCATTTTGTCCGGATCTCCGGAAGACTGCACATCAACCTCTTTGGGAGATACGGAAATGGAAGTTGCCATATTGGAAAGTTTTTGAATTTCAGACATTTTGTTTTTGATAACATGATCACATCTATTTATTTGTGAAAGATATTTGTCCGTTGTCATATCCTAATACCTCCTAAATGGGTTTACTGCCGCTTCTACCTTTGCGGTATTGTTTGGGTTTTCTATAAACATTTCAAGCTGAGTTAAACCGTCCGCTGCATCGTCGTGGTCATTACCGCCAATACTTACAAACATAGAGAGTTCATCCATAGCCGCTTGATATTCGTCATTTCTGTAATATCTCGTTACTCCAAGATCTGAATCTTTCTTCATTTGTTCCTGTGTCGGACGATGCGTATCAAGAAATATGAATTTTCTCTTAATATCCCCAGAATATGCTATGATCTTCGATAACTTTTCAACCTTGTTTGGTGCTTTTCTGCTTGTGCATGAGCATTTATAGTCCTGTGTCTGTAGCTTTTCATCTACATATTGGCAATACAGATCTCCTCCGGTATTCCCCTCAAATCTTGTCTGACGAATCTCATTCCCGATAATTCGTCCAACAACAAGAGGGATTGTTACCTCTTTTGTGCCTTTGTTGAATACCCAATCGTAAATATAAACATCACCGTTTTCATATTCTGCCCCAATCGGCATTGACAAGCTATCGCCGCCGCCCCAGGCAACATCCACAACTCCGATTCTTCGAAAATCTCCATCCGGAAGTATTCCGTTAAATAGTCTCAAATCCGTATAAAGTAATCCCTCGCGGACATATGGTTGTTGCATAAACTTAGCCATCCATTCGGCATTATCAAGCTTATCTCGCATATCCCGATAGTATTCCGTGGAAAATCCGTTTATTTCATATGCGAAATTGCTTTCGTCATTTTCATTAAGTGCCGGAATCTTACGGAATCGGTATTGTGGATCATGCTCATATTGCTTTCTCATGCGCTCCAATGGATCTAAAACATTCCAAAGAGTACCAACCATCAATTCCCTTGCACCGTCATTTTTACGGTCAACCATCTTGTTTAGGTACTCTTGGTATGTGTTTTCCATTCGAGTAGGGCTTAATGAATGCTCTCGATCACGAACCAAGTCATCGACATACAAATATCCGTCTTTTGAAACATCGACCGCTCCTGTCCATGTTCCATCAATACCACGGCACGTTACGGTTGCGAATCTGTCCGGATCTCCAAGCGTGATCGTAAATTCGTCCGCGCTCTTGTCTGTCGGAATTGATGCGTTTGCGTATTCCGGATGCCAATAAGCAAAAAGTTCCGCAAACGTATATTCTTCCGTGGTAAAAAGGTTCATCAGCTCTTTGTAAAATCCTTTTGCCAAAATACCAGAGTGACCACCCATTGCACTATGGCTGTTTGGTCTGCGCAAAGCCACCCACGCAAGGAAGAAAATACAGATAGTCGATTTACCGACACGCGATGGCATTGACAATCCGTAAAATTTAATCTTCCGGTTTTCCAAATCTTCAAGATCTTGAGCGACTATATTCAGTGTCTTGCGGCGTGGATAATAAAACCGTTTACTCCAATTTCTTTTGCGCTCCATAAAGTAAATAAAGCTCTCGAAACGATAAAAGCTCTCTAATCGCAAGACTTCATAGAACTGATCCACAAGTTTGTATCCGCCTTTAATGTCGTGATCCTGCGCATATCGTTCAAGTTCCCATATGCTACCACCCGCGTTTTTCTGCGTATATTCGTTGATTAAAGCCTTTGTTCTTTCGGTTATAGTCAATCCATAGTCAACGTCTTTTTCCGTCCGAATCGCCACATTGCACGCTTTCAAAAGGGCATCTATTACCTGTTCATCAACGCCTTTTCTCTGTATGTAGTTTTCATATCCATTTACTGCATTGATTAACTGCTTTGAAGCCAAATAAAAAGCACCTCCGCAAAAAGCAGAAGTGCCTTGACCTCTGCCTATAACTGTTTTTAGGTTAGCGACTAACTCCATTTGTTAGCCGGTAATATGCGTAGTCAGTAGTAAAAGCTATTCTTAGCACACCAATATTGTACGCACCTCTTAGTATTTCGGAAATTATTTAAAGACTATTTTCTTGGTCTGAATTGTTATTTATTTTATATCCGCAACGCTTTCCACAAAGCAATTGTAATAGATATATCTCTTGCCGTTAAAATCAAACTTAACATATCCACCATCGTTTGTGCTAAGGTCAATCTTGCCTTTATATGTTGCAAGTTCTTTACCATCTGCTGTGTATACAGTAATGGTTCTCTGCATACCGCCATTTGCATCGCTTTTCATGTCTACCACAAATCTGTCCCACGATGCGCATCCGGTCATTCCAAAGCACAATGTCAATCCTAATGCAATTGCTAAAATTTTCTTCTTCATAAAATCTCCTTTCAATTCATACATAGCACTTTTTCGCAAACCTCAATACACTCTTTTCTCTTCTCATCATTGGTACACTTGCCATCTGCATTGTATCGACAAGAAGTCAGATTGCATTTTTTATTTGCATAAGCATTATTTACATTATAAATCCATTCACGAAACGGAATATTGTTGATTGTGGCATTGTCCAATGCCATGTCAGCTATATCCTGTACCATTTTTTCTATTGAAATTCCATCATTGTTGCCCTCCACAATTCCTTCAATTATCGCGCCTTCGAGTAATTCTCCAATGCTTATATTTGTCCTGTCTGGCATTTGTTTGTATAATTCGATTAATTGTTGCTTTGTCAAAGGCTTCCAGTTCGGATTGTCTCTCTTGCACTTAAAGTCTGCAACTCCACGACCGCATACATATCGCTCATTTCCATATGTGTCAACACTCGGACCGGTACATAAATCACAATTCTTTATATGATCGCAAGGTTTTAGTTCGTGGCTATATCCACTACAAAGCATTGTGTTTTGATATTCCATAATCTCGCTCCTAAATTCTTGCAACTACGTGTTCTTTTACAATTTCTTCTTTTTCTGGGTCGTAAATAACCGAACCATTTTTATCAGTTTTCAGTCTATCAAATTCGCAAGTAACCTTTATGCCATCTTTGTTACTGCATCCTGCGTGATAATCAATGAAACATACTTTCTTTTGCCATTTTCCGTTGGCATAAATCTTTGTGTAACCGCCTTTTCTGGTTTTGATTATAATTTTTGAACGTGTTTTCTTCATTTCTTATTTCCCCACTCAATAATAAGTTTTAAGTCAATATCTAATTCCCTTACAAGCGTCATGAGTCGCCCGAACTTCAAGCCATAACTCGCAATGCCCTTTAGCAATTCCTCTCGCCTGTTTTATGATGTCAAAATATGACATATTAAACTCTTTTTTGTGTTTAAGAAAATGCTTGATATAAAAAAGCATCTCTTTTTCGTACAATTTTCTGGTATTATGTTTTACCCTGTTGTCAAAAATAAGGCAATGTATTCTCTCCCTCATTTCCAATGCACCTTGAACCCTTTCTTTTTATACTCCTCTACGGCTTTTTTAAGGCTCATATCGTCATCATATTTTTCATTCAGCATAATCACCACATTGCCTTTTTCAATGCCGTATATGTTGCAATTTGCAAGTTTCTTAGCCGTTCCGAGGATGGCTTTTGCCTGCTTGCGGCTCATTTCATAGGTTTTGGTTCCAATATTAACGGTCATTTCTCATAAACTCCTCAAAATCTTTTCTGCACTTAGGACATAAATCATATGTACGACCAAACGGAAATAATCTGTTTGAATGAATCTCTTTAATTTCTCCCCTTACGTTCCAATCTTCAAAAATGGGACTTGGAGTAAAATAATCACCAATCGGCATAAATTCAAATTCACTTATTGGTTTTACTTTTATTTCTTTTCCGCACCTGTCGCAAGCGCGCCATTGTCTTTCATTCTTCATTCTTCATAAACTCCTCAAAATCTTCCATACACTTATAGCACAAGTCGTATGTGGTATTTAAAGTGCCATTCCTTGTAATGGAATTTCCGCACAGTATGCCTTTTTCAATTTCAGCACCGCACCTATCGCAAGTACACCATTCTTTTTGATGTTTCATATAAACCACCCTCACTTATCACATTCGATTATTCCCGGAATGAATGTTCTTTCACCTCTACAAGCATCTTCAAAAGTCGTAATTTCTATTGAACATCCGCAACTAACCGGGTCTAATGGACAATTTTCATGATTAATACATGTGCATAAAATTTCTTTTTCCTGCTTCATCATTCCACCGCCTTTTAAACTAATCCTAGCATATACAAAATATCAAGTTCCGATATTTCTTTTGCGCCCTCTCTTGTGTGCGCAAGAATTTCTTCCATCGAGTATTTTTCCATATCGTTGCACTTACTCTTATCAAAATTGTTTGAAAAACAGTAATGTAGACAATACCCATATCCGACTCCAAGTAGAGTACCATGAATACTTTTACAGACAACATTGTAATTTTCTGTTTTTAAAATATCATGTTCTCCATCTAAGAAACATTCTTTTCCGTTGTTATCCATTTTCTTTTTGAGATATTCAAGAAAAATTCTCATGTCTTTTTCTGAATCGGAAATATACAAAATAGAATCTTTCTCTCTGTCATCAATTATTTGTTTCGATTCATTGCCACAGTAATCACACATATTACACCAACTTTCTGCCGCACATAGGACAAAATTTTATGTCTTCGATTCCGATTCCAGACATAAAAGGGTCGCTGCATCCGAAGAATAAATGAAATGCACTTTCAAATTCAACAATTTGTGTTTCATTTTTTTCTGGATAATATCCGCCTTTAAAAGCTCCTTGCTTGATTTTTTCCAATTTTCCTATTTTGCAACAAAATTCACACATTCTTACGCCCCAAATCATAGCAAAAATCGGAATCCTCATGAGATTCCGTGTCTTTCGTGTACAACAAATGTAATTGAACTGACAAGATGCACTCGATCAAAGGCTACCAAACGCATAGGGATATTTTCGAGTGTCCTGTCTGAACTGCTTTTGTTGTACTTCCTACTCACAGCCTGTTTGTTGTGCGTTTCTTTTATAATCCACTTCGCATACTCCTGTTAAAGAATACGCAAGACCCCTCTGTCGTTGGGATTGCAGGAATCGAACCCGCGACAACCCGGATATAAGCCGTGTCTTCTACCACTGAATTAAATCCCAATATAGTGATCGGTACGAGATTTGAACTCGTGTTGCCACCGTGAAAGGGTGGTGTCTTACCGCTCGACTAACCGATCAAAACCGCCACAAGACGGTTAGCAATATGTTTTACGTGCTATGCATGGCACTATCCTGTTTTGTTTTAACGATGATTCAGCAGGAATACCCATCGTTGTTACTACTTAACGAAGTCTTAATGCTTCCATTTCGAGGTCTTGATGCCTCTGCGCCACATTATAATTGCCCGTGGTATCATACAGCCAAAACATAGACCATCTGCAAGCAAACAGCATAATTTGACCGAGTAGGTGGGTGAGGATTTGAACCTCACATAATCGGATTCTGAAAAGGTGTTGTTGCTGATTACGGATGATTTTCCGCCTATCACTTGGCAACACTCTTACCGATCAGCTTCTTTGCTTGCATTTCGTTCTGCCACCACCTAACTTCTTAAGGGGAATTACATTTTCACAGCTCGGACACCGTGGGATAGATGCCCGAACCATGATTGACTGCTATATGGATTGCACGTCTGCAAATTACAAAGCAGATACCGCTCAACACCATATAGTCTTACGCCAAGATGCCGTCCTCTGCGACAAATACCACCGGACGGTCTCGCACCGTCCTTAACAGAATCGTCCTAGTGGCGAAAGGAGGAACCCAAATGCTTGAATCACTCAACCAAGGGTTCAAGTACATATGAAAAACATACGTGGCTACATGAAACGTCAGCATGTAACCAGTTAGGCTACCAGGATTCGAACCCGGGAATACAGGAATCAAAATCCTGTGCCTTACCGCTTGGCGATAGCCCATCATTTCCAAATGACTATAATATTCATTGCAAAGATCGCGTATGAAAGCAAATACCCCATTGCGTTTGAATTGTCTTTCTGTTTTATCTGCCCTCTAGCAAGCCCTAATATCATAAGGGCATCTGCCGCCGTTGCAATAATTTTCAAAACCATATCAATATCCACCATCCTCAAAGCTGTGTTCCTGTTTGAATCGTTCCATTTCATTTACGCTCATACCGAAAAGTCCGGCAGATTCATCAGAATTCGTATGTTTGAAGTATTCGCCCTGTTGTGGAAACATGAACCGGAACATAGCATAATTTGCAACGTCACACAGATATTCAAGATTTCCGGTCTCTTCAAACTTGGCAAGGCACATTTTCAAACTTTCGATTGCATCCACATTCCCTGTGGAGAAGTTCATTCTTGCCGGTCCGTATTTGTAATATGACTGTTCAATCAAACCTTTGCGCTTTTCATCAAAGGTTTCGGAATACTCGGTTTTCATCAACTCATTGCTGCAGCTTGCCATTAAACATCACCTTCCGCTCTGTGGTTTGCTCTTTCGATGTCAAAGCCTTCCGGGTAACGCGCCTTAAGCTTGTCTACGTTCATTTGCATAATTTCATCAAGGCTCCAGCCGAAGGATTCGCAAAGCATTGCAAGATACCAACAAATATCGCCAGCTTCTTTCTTTGCGTGGTCAATATCAAGCGGTTTCTCGTGGAAAATCCATTTTTTGATTATGTCGTTAAATTCTCCAACTTCGCCGGATAATCCGAGACAAGCATTAAAGATGCCACCAAGGTCATAATCTTGCAACGCAGATGCGATATTGTTCTTTTTGCAAAATTTAAGCAAATCAAGTTTATCCGAAATTCTTTCTGTCGCCTTGTGGTTTTTCGTACGCATGGCTAATGTCTGATACTCATTTCCGGTCATATATCATTCTCCTATCCGAAACACTCTTTTTTGTTTTTAAAAAATTTTTGGAAATTTAGTTGCGATTCGCAACGTGAAAGTGAATTGTTATAAATTTATTATAGCCTATTTACGGCGAAAGTCAATGGGTGTTGTTGTAAGTGGCTTTTTATTTTTTGAGGTATTTAAGGGACTTAGTAGCCGCCCGGTGGCCTTTCTGTCAGACCCCCTCCCCATCCTTTTCTTGCAAACATGGAAATCTAAAATATTTTCAATTTCGTTTTGTTGTCATTGTGTGAAAATCAAATTGTTTTAATACAATTCACGTCATACCCTTGTAACTATTCGCAAAACCTAACTTTTCCGAATAGTTCACGAATAGTTAAAACGCTACACCCCTTGATATTACTGCATTTGCGAATTGTAGAATAATCACACAATTTAAACCGTGTTATTTGCCACTGCATCTGTGAATTGTGTATCAATTGCGTGCAATTCTTGGCTCTTTTTCTCGTCCAGCCTTGGCAGCTCCTGCGCTGTGATTGCCTTGCGTTGAGTGGCATTATCGCCAATGCCGGGCTGATTCATGCCGAATTCGTTATTTCCCACGAACATAGTACCTACAGGGCTGTTGGAGTCGTACGCTCTATCAAGGATGCAATCCTTGCGAGATCGTTGTAATTTTTGCCAAATCTTAAAAGCCAACGAACTTGATTCCTCGTCTTTCCAAAGGTCAAATGTTGTAGTAGGTATATTACAAAAATAACTGAATGCCACTGTACTTACCAGCTTACTGTAGACATTGGAGATATATATATAATAATCACAGAGCTTATATAATACCTCTCTATCATACCTGTTACAGTTAGTCGGTATAGTTGCATTACCAAGAGGTTTTAGACTCTTGTCTTTTAGTACCGATGTATCCGGGAATAAATGCATACCAACATACTGCATAACAGCTTTCCATTGTCTCTGTCCAGCTTTTAACAAATCATCGATGTGAAATTCTATACATGCCTGATCTATTAAGTCTTTTACAGTTGTTGTATATATTTGTACTGTACCTAGATCAACTATAAGTCTTGTTAAATCTACGTTTTCTATATCCTGCATATATTTCACACCTCCAATCCGTTTTATTTCTCTCTGCTTTTGGTATACACTATTTTCGGGTTTAAAGTCAAGACTTATTTTTTTACGGTGGTATTATATACTTACACTGCGCGCATATGCGGATATACACTTACTCTACAACCTATAGGCTTTAGATACAGTGTATTATTATTAATCTAAAAGATTAAGAAAAAGAGAGAGAAAGAGAAACATAGTTCTGAAAAAGCGACGTCAGACGATTGTGTCGCCTTATGTCATACGATTGTCAGACGATTTTTTTGCAAAAACTGATACTATTCTATCATTTTGGGACTTGTCAAAGACCTGACACAACTAGCCTTGTTTATAAAAATTTAAGAAAAGTTTTATAGTTTATTTACGGCTTTTCGGAGATTTTGTGAGATATGCCCGGAAGCGTTGTTGTTTTTTGGACATGGCAAAAAGAAAAGACAGTCGGAAAAGCTGTCCTTGTTTAAAAATATTTACTTGCATTTTATCTAATATGATGATAGAGTATAGATATGTCGCACGGCATGGATGCTTGCCGCTGTGGTTCCACCAGCAATTCCGGTGGACACGGATTGAAACAATAGTCTTTTTAGTAAAAGCAAAACATTTAATTTATGTTTTTGCGTCGCGTGCAGTGGATGCTCTGCGCGTGGTATCTGGAGCAATTCCCCCGGATGCACGGATTGAAATAATTATATTCTCAGTGACGAAAATGAGTGGGGCAGATGATTAATCTTTCCCACTCGATTTCTTTTAATGTTTGCCAATCGTCTGTATGATACAACCAAAATCTCCAGCGCGATATATATTTATCTCCTGTGCATTAACCCGGTATGTCAATTCGTCATCATCATAAATCTTGAGCCAGTGCTTAAAATCAGCAACTTTTTTATAATGTGCACCTATCTCCGCGTCCTCGTCAACGACGTACGCCATGTAGCTTCCATCTTCGCCAAAATCAAGAGTGCTTGTTTTCAATCCGTTTTCATCGCATCCGACAAGTATTAATGCCGCAATATCGCTTGACCCTATAAACCTTTTCTCGTATTCTTTGTAGTTCTTCATTTTGTTTTCCTCTCTTTCTTATGCGTTCTTCCCTGCTCCGTAGCACTCATGAAATGCATCTACAAGTTTTCCAAGCTGTTCTGGTGCCAACTCTTCTTTTAGTTCTTCCGGAATCCATTTGTAAGATTCCCGAAAGGTGTCGCCATTGTTTCCGATCTTGGATGATCTCTTTACCATTTCGAGCTTGTACATATCGCCAAGCTCTTCCAGTGTAATATCTCCACTCTTTACTGCTTCTCTTCCCTCTCTGGTTAAGACGCTCATTACTTTCTCTTTGCTTATTGTTCCGATTCCTGCAATTTTCATGTTCCGTTCTCCTTTCGGCTCTGTGCTGTTTTCTTGATCTGACTATACTATAGCACACATATATCACTTTTACAAGTGATATTTTATTTTTTTTGCAATTTCTTTTTCAGTTCCAAATCTTCCGGACTCTCTACATATATAAAGATGTCTTTCGGCTGCATATCCAAAAGCAGACAAAGATTATTAATGCTCTTTGCATTTATATTTGTGTCCTCACGTTTTATTTTTTTGAGCGTTTCTTGACTTAACAATCCGCTTGTTTTAGCCATGTAGGAGTTAAAGCCGATGCGCTCCAACGCGTCCCCTACATCAAATCTGTATTTTAGCATTGCGTACCTTCCTTTCTATATAGATTTTCTTAAATCAATCATACTTTTCCTATCTGGAAAAGTCAAGAAAAATATTTCTAAAAAAAGTGATATTTACTATTGACTGTCACTAAATTTAGTGATATGATACAAGCATCAAATGAAGCACAGAAAACAAAAAAGGCGGTCACTCCTACCAAGAACGAACCGCCACCAATCAAAAAAGAAAGGTAGCTATATTATAGCACAGGTAAAAAGAAATGAGAAGAACAAACAGCAAAGAAACAATGGAAGCAATTAAAAACGCAATCATGGAGAGTTACGAAGCAGCAGAGGAATATTACACATATGACAACAAGGAAGCAAAGACAGACTACAACGACATATGCAAAGACATTTTAACGGCTTTTGAGAACGAGAAAATTAAATATGATTGTCAGTATAGAGCCGGAAGAATTAGTAAATATTCTTTGTTTTGCGACTGGATGGCAGGACTTCCTACAGCTTTCCCTATTTCTGATGATATTTTTCTTGGCTCTGCCGTTGATTGGCTTGCTGATATTTTAGACGAGACAGAAGAGGAAAAAGGCAGATATACAGAGGATAAGGCAGAAGCGACAGCATGTAATCTGCTTTACAGAGAGCTTACAAAACACGCTGCAAAAGCAAAATAATTAATTAGCAAGGTTGGCGCTTCCGGGGTTCGATTCCCCGGCTTGCCATTACTCAAAAATGAGCAAATAAAAGGAAAGAGGTATAAGAAATGGAAGAAAGATATATTTTGCACACGGGAAAAGGTGTGCAGATCGTAACAGAATCGCAAGCAATTAACAACGCGCTAGATCAAGAAAAAAGCGGCGTTATTCCGCGTTACTCATTCCGGGATTATAAGACCGGGGAAAAACTTACACCGCCCGGATGGCTTGTGTTCTCAACTTTTGCGGACGGATGCGGCGTTGTGTACCGCAGATCTGACGGAAAAATGATCGTAACAACAGGATTTCAAGGGGATTTTGTTGTAATTTAAGGCGGTACCATTCCGCCTTTTTCGCGTGCCTGGTGGCGTTGCGTACCGGTTCGATTCCGGCGGCGTGGATTTATTAACCGATGGTCATATATTGGGACTGCATCGGGTTATATGGCGGCATATTACCGTCACACGGCGCGCCGCAGCCGTAAATAATCGCGGTTGATCTGCTTTAATGCAGACGCAAGACACGCGGGAAAGCTCGTTTCTACCGTTCTATCATTAAGAGCGGCGGCAAGATCGCAAGCCGTCACTATTGCGGCACTTTGGAGCTTGTGCATCTCCAACAAAAAACAGATTGCACACCGTTCCGCCGGATGCGGACATATAACGCGCATTGACAAATAAACACGATATAAGGAGGTATAAGTGTATGACCTACGATATTAAAGCCGATCACAACGGGCAAGCCGTGCGCCGGGTGGCGTATGGGGACTTGCAAGCGTGGCTGATCGTAAACCAACTATCGCGTGACGGATGCAAAAACATCTGCATGAGTGAGCGCGGAACGTCTGGAGGTGGTGAGAATGGCAAAATATGAGTATATCGGAAAAAGGGAAATCATGCGCCGGGTGTCTGCCCTTGGCTATCCGGTGGAATCCGGAAAAATGTGCGGCTACTCGAAATTTGAGGGCGTGGAATGGGTGGAGTCTGCAAAAACCAAAATAACCGTCCAACGTGGCGGTGACTGGATGCAGATCACGCAAATACCGGAAAACATAACACACACTTACAGCCGGTACGACGGGAAAAACTATCTTGACAAGTGGTAAAATGCGGTCTATGCTAGACTATAACTACAGCCGGGCAAGCGTCTTCTGGCGTTTGCCTGTGATCGGCTATAACATCAAATATCATCAATGAATTATCTATATATAGCATAATATATGGTGTATTTGTGTTATTTGCGGAATGCCGCAGATAATTGCACGTTTGTTACACGTTTTTTGGAATCCGTGAAAATGGAATCTTGACCCCAAAAACGCTACCCCAGGGGGGTACAAAAAAATTACGAAATATTTTTTGGGGCGCGGAAAAAATTTTCTTTCATCAAAAACCCGCCAGTTAGGCGGGTTTTCTTATTTCTTCTCTTTCATTACAATTTCTAAATCAAGCCCCAATGCATCCGCAATCTGCCGCATTTCCTTTTCTGAAAAGTTGTCACGTTTTATTTTCTGATTGATATTCTGATGGCTTGTATCGAGTAATCTTGCAAGGTCAGAAATTTTCATATTCCTATCAACCAAACAATGTCTTAGCGCTTGTGAAAACATTACTACACCTTCCTTTCTTTTTTTATAATAACATTTTGTTTTTCAAAAAGCAATTAATAAATTTCAAAAAACATCTTGACAATTATATATTGAAAAATTATAATGCAATTACAGAGTTGCAAAATACAATTTGTTTAATGCATTTCAGAAAGGAGCATAAACATGAACCAAATAGAACAAACAATTACAAGTGTTGAAGTTGCCGAAATGGTAGAAAAGACACACGCCAACCTATTAAAAGACATTCGGAGATACTGTAAGCAATTAGGAGAAGTAAATATTGACTTCTCCGATTTCTTCAAGGAAAGCACGTATTGTACGGAGCAGAAAAAAGAATTGCCTTGTTATGACGTTACTAAGAAAGGATGCGAGTTTATCGCCCATAAGCTGACAGGAGTAAAGGGAACGGCTTTTACCGCTCGCTACATTAACAGATTCCACGACATGGAAGAAACTATAAAGCAATCACAGGCGGCATTGCCGAAAAAAGATGACCTATTTGCAGATTGTTACATTTCAAAACAGCAATTGGACGCATCACGCGGAGCGTGGTTCAGAAAAAATAATTGGAAATTAAAAATTATCATGGAACAGTTTGGGTGGACGAGAAAATTTTTATATCACAAGATTCTCGTGGAGCTATCTGACATTTACGACTTAGAACTTGAAGAAAAGTTCTATGTGCAGAGGTTTGGCTATAGACCAGAGTACAAATTGGATTTGTTGGATGGCAGTAAAAGCCTTGCCAGACTTGCGACAGGATATATCAACTATTTATTAACAGAAGAAGGAGACTACTAAAATGGATGAATTTATCAAAATTGTATGTTCAAGTCAGCTTGACAATGAAACCGGAAATGCTTTTGTTGAATACTTTTCTCCCTTAACAGAGAAACTAAAAGGGTTATTAAGTGAAAATTTATATTCAGAGTTTGAGGAACTGCTTTTTAGTTGCTGTGCAAAGAATAATGATTTTTATATGACGGAAGGCGCGAAACTCGCTATAGAAATAATGAAAGGTTCTTACATTCCGAAAGTCTGACACAATTCCGGCGGCGATTCAAACCGCCGGATTTATTTTTGCCCTAGCGCAACGAAATTTTCTTTCGTAAAAATTAAAGACCGCGCCGCATAATCGCTTTTGCTCAACTCTTCTATCAGCTTTTCCCTAGTCATTTCCGGATTCGTCCGGTGAACGTACTGTAAGAGTTCTGAAATTTTATCCATTATGCAACAACCTCCATAAGTTCAATCAATAGTCTGTCTGCTATTTCAAATACTTCTCTTCCGTATGTAGCCAAAAAGTCTGCTACAATTTCCTCGGTGCCAATATCCATGTATACATTATACGAAAGACAGAACGCATGACATAATTCGTGACATAACACACGGTCAAGGAATTTTCCGCGTAGATCATCCGCAAGATATATCGTTTTCGTGTCTCTGTCGGTCATGCCTACCGTTCTGCTTCCGTCACTTCTCTGTAGCATATCGCTGCAGCGCGATACTTTGACCAAATTCCACATTTCATTGTTTATCGTGAACAATTTACCACCTCGCAAACAAAGAGGGCAAAATGCCCTCTCTATTACATTTTCGTGACAAGTGTAGTCAGCTTTGTCTTAGTCAGTTGTTTCTCTTCTGGGGACATACCTGAAAACAGTTCGGTCACATCTTCCGAAAGAGATTTCATGTACTTTTCAAGTTCTTTCATCTTTGCGTCCTTATCTTCCGGTGAATTTCCGTTATGCATTTCCTTTGTCTCCATGTAACTTCTCCGACTCATACCGGCACGACCCTCGCGTCCATCATGAGTACCGGTACTCATGCCGTTATTTCCGCTCATAGGCTCTGAATAATACATCTTTCCCATACTCATTCTGTCAAGGTCTCTCATGCGCTCTGCATCCGACATATTCTCCCATTCCCGGTAATCTTCCGGCATCTGATGATAATATGGAGGTTCTACATATCCTCTGCGTGTTCCACGTCCTTTCGGTGCGAATCTGCCATTTGCATAGCGGTAATGGTCGTAAAATCTTCTGTCTGGATAATCCTCGTACTGTTCAAGCATACGCATAATATCCTCGTTATTTTCAGACTTTTTCATTGCTTCAACAATGTTATAGTCTTTGTCAAAGCATACGATGTTCTTTGCAATCTCCGTCCAATCCTTGAGATCATCAAGGTTTTGACCTTCAAAATTCTCAATTCCGATTCCGTCAACGTGGGCTTTCACGCAATCCATAATCTGTTTCGCAAATTTATGCATAATATCAAGCCTCCCTTACTGCAATCAAATTACTGTTCTGAACCTCGATAGCCTGCGTGGACGTATTCTGCACGGCTACGGTACTGCAACAACCGCATGGCACATCAACGTATGCCTGCGCCGATACGTTAAATAAATTCTCAACTGCGGCTGGCGTTACGATCATTTTTGTTGACTGCAAAGGCTCTCCATCAACCGCGATTGCAAGCGAAATCTCTCCGACTGTGCCGCCTGTCGGGATCTGAATGTTTCCGGAATACGATACCAAAAATCTGGCCTTGCACTGATTGGTGATACCTCTTAACTTGATAATTCCGCTTCCCTGTCTGTGTACGATACATTTTGTTCCGTTTACTGCTGTTTCTGTAAATGCAACATCTTCTCCAGCAGCAACGGTTTGTAATGCAATTCCTGTTACTTCCATTATTTTTACCTCTCTTTCATAAAAATAAGGGCAAACATTATAGTCTGCCCTTTGGTTATAAGTAATACTGCTTAGCAGACATAATCTCGACTAACTCTTGGACTAAACTTGAACTAAACTTGGACTAAAAAACGGTTTTTAATCGGTTTAGATTGAGTTAACTCAATTAAGATACTCAATTATTCAGTTTTAGCAGCCACATCCTGTGTTGCATGCGCATCCATATGCATAAGCATTTGGATTAGGCACAACATATGCCGGAATAGCAGGCGGATTTACAGCATTGATAATCTGCTGTGTCTGAGCTGCCATCTGAGTTGTAAGTAGTGCACTCTGACGATCCTGTGAAGCCGCTCTGCGCAGATCATTATTTTCTGCCTGTAAGGAAGAAATTTTTTCATTGCAGAGATAATCAAGAATAGCGCGTGTTCCTGCGTTCTGACTGTCGATAATGTCTCTCGTGTTGCTGTTCATGGTGTTCTGCAATGCGCAAGTGTTAGTTGCCATGTTGTAGTTTACGCCTTGGATAGCTTCTCTTGTTTCGCAGCAACAGTTAGCAAGCTGTGACTGTAATGCATTTGTATTCTGCATATTAGCGACTGTATCAGCATTGATAGCCTGCTGAATGCCGAATCCGGTCTGCAAAATGTTTGTGTTGATGCCGTTCATGCCGGTTTGCACAGCATAGAATCCGTCACAAAGTCCGTTTGTGATTCCGTCAAGTTTTGACACAACCGCCTGATTATCAAATCCACGCTGGATTTCGCTTCCAACACCACCATTCATTCCGTTTCCTCCGAATCCGTTACCGAATCCGCCCCATCCGAAAATGGCAAAGATAACGATAATGAACCATAACCATGAGCCTTCTGCGCCCCATCCGTTGTTATTTCCGTTTCCGTCAATGTTCGCAACAAGCGGAACGGATGCACAATTACCTGTGTTAAACATAGAATTTACCTCCATAATTCATTTTTTATATACATAATCTTGCAAGAATTAGTATCACATTCCTAATTGGCTTTTAAACGACTCAAAAGCCTTATCTGCGTCAATTCCCTTTTCTTTGCACAAATTCCTAGCCATCTGCTCGATGCCCTTGGAATCCCCCTTCTGTGCCATCTGCATAGCATTTCTAGCCATGGGGTTACTCATTACGCTGTTATTCCCCATCATTTGTTGTAAAAACTGCTGCGGGTTTTTCATTCCCTGTAACATCTGCATAGGATTCATTAAGACTCACTCTCCTTTTGTGTCCGCGAAGATTTTCTTTGCGTTTGCGAAGATAACTTATCTTCCAACTCTTCCATTTTTCCAAACAAACAATCCAATTTGTCAGTAATAGCCTTTGTCGCATCGTCAGACAGCCCTATTTCGATTTTTTTATCATCACTTGAATAATCTGCCATCTGCTCATTTAAAGGCTTGTAAACGGTCTTTCTTATTGTTCCATTGGCATCCCATTGTTTTGCTACGATTGCGCTCATGTCCTGCATCGGGAAAAACGCAACACTTCCATCCATAGGTACATCATTCGCCATGATCGCTGATTCCGACTGCACTACTTTTCCTTGGATTCCAAGAAACTGCGGTTGCATCTGCGGAATCTGTGGCTCTGGTTGTTGAAATCTCTGCATTGGGTTGTATTGATAAGCGGCATAGCTTGGGTTTGGGTTAAATGCCATATTCTGATTTTGCATCTGATACATTCTCTTCCTCCAACACTTCCTTGATTGCGTGAATCATTGCTGACTGATACACAAGCGGAACCTTTGACACATCTTCTCTTGTTAAGATTTTTTCAAGAATTTCATCTGTAAATAACATTCCGCATCCCTCCTATGCTTATATTTTTGCATAAAAAAATACGGTTCTTCCGCAAAAAATAAGCAGAAAAACCGCATAAAAAAAGAACGCCAAAAGCGTTCCAAGTCTACCATTTTCAGAAAAGAATCTAAAGCACTTGCGCAGACTCCTTTCTTTTGTGTTCAGTTTTTGAGTACCATTTTGAGTACCAATTTTTTTTAAGACGCCGCAAACACAGTGTTTATGCGACTTTTAAAACAGTCCGTACGGGAATCGAACCCGTGTTTCCGCCGTGAGAGGGCGGCGTCTTA